GATCGTAAATCCTTCTCAAGAGAAATTGAGTATCTGGCTAAGGTGATAGACGGTAAGACTTTCGATAAAGCTGCGTACGATCAGATGGATTCGCAGAGGAAGAAAGAATACCTGAAAGGATTTCCGAAGACCAAGGCTTACATGGAAATTGAAGCCTCTGATGCCCAGGAATACACTACGTGGCAGGAACATTTGCACATACTGGAATCTATGGCAAAGACTCCAGGATATGCCTTCGAGATAACACTTCAGGAAATTGAAGAAGCTAGAGACTTGGTTTCTCGTGGAGTCAAAATGTCTAGACTGTCTCCAAGACAACTGGCAGTGGTAAATAAAGTATTCCAGCCACTGAAACCTGTTTATACCGGACAGCATTACGATCCTGTAGCGAAAATGATGCGTTTCATGTATCTTAAAACTTCTAGTATTCCTCTGCTTCCTCAACTCGTGGCAGGTACGGAATTAGAGAAGCTGGAACGTGTCATGCAGAATAACAAGATAGACAGAGCTGTATATGGTACTGGTGTCAAAGTAGGATTTCCGAAGTCTGCTTTGAAGATATGGGACGATGACGGAAAGATAGATACGAATAGTATTGAGTCTGCTTTTAAAGCCTCTCCTCCTGTGATGGTTATGAACAGGACAAACTTTAGAATACAGCAGGACAAACCATATAAGGGAGAGAAGAAACACATCAACTTAGGTACTCAAGAAGCTAAAGTACTCTTTGCTGATATACTAGACGTCAACGACTTTACTCATCAGGGCAATACAGAGACTGGACTTTCTTTGTATGAGAAGTACAACAACGCATACAAGAGTCTCTTTAATATTCGGATGAACAAGTTTATGGATCGTCTCGGATTGAAGAGAGACGAATCCGGTGCATTGGTTCCTGAAGATGCTAACAAGACAGCCAAGGAACTACAAAAGATTCTGTTAGAAGAAGCAGAATCGAGAAACTATAACGATTCTGATCTTGAAGGACTTACTGTAGATGAAAATGGTAAGTTTGAGGTTCCTCTTTGGACGCATGTAAATGCTGCCAGATACGAAGCTCTTTTGGTTTCTATTATAAACAACAAGATAGTAAAAACCAAAATGCCAGGTCATTCTATGGTAGTGGCTTCTGAAGAAGGTATGCTTTCAAACGTACCAAGTCTTCCGGATCAGACTGTACAGGTATCAAGCTTTCCAGCTTTTCAAAATACGACAACCAGAACATTCAGACTTGCTTTCGATAATGAAGGCAATCTGAAGAAGATGTCCAATGTTCCCATATCGGATAAAGACACAACCTTTACAATACGTGAGTTCTATAGTGTAGAACACGCCTATCAGGCACTCAAATCAGGTAAGTTTGATCAGTCTGTACATGACAGATATGTAAACTGGGCTAAGTCGAACAGCTTTAAGGTAGACGGTAAGGTATTCCCAGGTCAGGCTGCTGACTTGAACTCTGTAAAAGATCTTACTCAATACCTTGTCACTCAATCTTTTGTGCAAAATCCGAACCACTCTCATACAAACGAGTTGGTGGACTCTGGTCAAGCTTCTTTTGACTATGATGTTCGGACAGATGGACGATCTGAAATAATGTCTGAGATTCTGGATTATGCCAGAAGGGTAATGCAATCCAAGAGGATCAAAGCTGAGAAACAAAAGGCATTTGATCAGTACAAATCCAGAATAATCTGGACTTCTAAATGGGAAGGTCAGTTGAGAGGAAGCAGACTGTCAGAAGATGGCACTACTGTACTCTCTACTCAAGTATTAGCACCCTCACGCACTAAGGATCAAAAAGGAAGACTTATTGATTTGATGCGTCAGGATAGTAATGGGGCTTATATCTATCTTACTGAGGTAGAAGGTAAGTTCTTTTTGCGTGAAGAAATGTTTGATCCTGACACGCTGCGTCTTTTTGGTTTTCGTATCCCGACTTCAGGTAAAGTATCTATGCACTCTTCAGAGATTGTAGGGTTCCTGCCTCCTGAAGTAGGTGATATGGTCATTGAAAGCAAAGACCTTGTAACGCAGACTGGTCAGGATTTTGACATTGATATGAAATACTTCTATCAGTACAATACAAAACTTGATAACGGTAGAGTAGTAGTAGACAATGACGAAGAGCAGAAGAAACTGGAAAACGAAATCATTGAAATTCACCATTCGATATTTGCTAATCCCGCAATACAAAATCTGATCCTTTCTCCACTGTCAATGGATGAGGCGAGAAGGAACGCTGAAGAGATAGAAGCCATGTCAGATATGGCAGAAGAGTACTTTACTCCACTATCTGATGAGCATCAGAAAGAAAAACTCATATCCGGCTCTCATGGTAGAACAGGTACAGGTGCGTATTCTTTGGACGTTGTATTTCATGCAGCTACTCAGATAGCCGCAGCGAACAAAAGACCTCTTACGATCAAGCAGCCTCAATTTGAATGGGGGGATAATGGTCCTTTTATCGTCTGGAAACCTCCCATGATTTTTATGGGTAGGTATCGCACAGATGGTAAACTAGGCAGAAGTAAAACACTCGATGGCGGACGTACTATATCTGAAGTATTGGCAGAACGGCAGAACATTGCTGTAGATAACGAGAAAGAACAGGTGATGGGTAGGATTAACCTTAACCGCACTACTATGGATGCGGATAAGGCGATGACTCTGCTTGGATTTGACAAAGACACTTACAAAGACGGAGACGAAGAAATCACTGTGGGTCTTAGAGAATACTTCTTGTCTCAGCCTATCTTGAAAAGATATGTAGAACTGATGACTAATGCAGAATCTTCACTGTCTCAGTTCAGTAATGGTAATATTCTGCCCTCTGTGATTCGTCAACTTGTTGAAGAGTTTGGAGGAGAAATGAAGTATGGAGCTTTAATGCACATCCGGGACGAGAATTCTTCTCCTACAGCAAACCAGGACTTTGATGATCAGCATATCATACATCAAGAAATTCAAGAAATAGGCAATTCTCTGACAGGTAAGAACCTTAGAGAAAGCCTGTCTGGTAAATTTAAAGGCGACTTTAACAGATTCCAGCAAGGTGTACTCGTTCAGTTTATTATGCTGCATAACATAGGAATGCAGATAAGAGACATAGAAACTACAGTAAATGCCGACTCTAAAGGTCTTGGTAAATCACTGCTCCATGTTATAGCAAGGGCAGAAAGGATAAGAGAACTCATGGACAAAAAAGGTCCGTATGCCAAGATTGAAAATGCAGATGCTGTGCTGGGAAAAGTCAGAAAAAAAGGTACGCCGGAAGAAGCCAATAAAAAGCTGGCTGAAGGATTCATCCCAATAATGGATGTTATGGTGTATCCTGACAGTATACAAGGTTATGCTACTGCATACGGTATCAGTGCAGCTTTTGGTACATTTATGAATTTGGATTCTCCGGAATTAAATCTCTTCCCTTATCTCGATCCGGAATTTAGGTCTGTAGTGGGAGAAACGATTTCCTATACGGCTGCTGCTGAATATGGTGATATTTCTACGTTCAAGCGTACAGTTCTTTACGAGAAGATCATAAAGGACATGCGTAAGTACATTAACTCTGTTGTAGCCTACAAAAATGCAGAATTCAGCGTTCTTCAAGAAAGAGCAAGACTTTTCCTTGATCTGAAAGGAAATCCTTCTCTTGCAAGGTATATAAAAGAGTTGCCGGAGACGCTGAAGAAGAACAATGCGTTTCTTCGACTTTTAGAATTTGAAGTAGAGCCTAATGGATTGAAGCCTAGCTTGATAAAGTACAACAGTGCTACAGGTGCTAACTTCGATGAAAGTCATATCTACAACGCATTCTACGAACTTCTTGCGTCTAAAAGAGAACTACCGGAGTTTGGTGATCAGCCTTATACAGAAAGAAAGCTGGCTCAGGACTTAATCACGTATGCTTATCTTGAAGGCGGTATACAGGAAGCAGTACAATTCTCTAAGTTTGTTCCTGTAGGATACGTCATCAAGTCTGGTATTCTTGACTTCATGAAAAACGATCCTAGTTATGCTAAACTATTCAAGCATAGCATGGAACAAAAAGACGATGATCAGGTATCTGAGTTCACAATGCAGTTCTTTCAGCACAATCCTGAGTATGCTGTAAGGAATACGAATCCTACTGTATCTGTACCATACAGGAACAATCCGAAAAAACTAAAGGAAGTAAATGTATTCATTCCTGTTACTTCTGGTCCTGCTAAAGCGATAGTAGGTTATAAGTTGAATCCTGAAGCTGCTGGTGTGCCTAATGATATCAGCTATAATGGCAAACATTATCCTAAGTTCATTTCTTCGTATTCTAAGGGCGGGAGTTTTGATCTTTTTGTACAGAATATGAGAGACGACGGACTGTACTACGTCAGAGTTCCTTCGCTTGGTACATCGAAACCAGGGACTTCTGAATACAATGCTTTGATGAATCATCAGGTAACTGGACAACCTGTTAAAAGTATGATCGCAGAGAACAATCCTCCTGCGTCTATTCCCCTGCCAGTTCCTACGCAAACTCAACCGGAAGTGAAGGCAGCTAACACGCCTTCTATTCAAGATACACACTTTTCGAGAAGTCTTTCTGAAGTAAATCCTGAAGAAAAAAGTACAGTAACGCAAGCTTTAGCAAAGCACAAGATAAATGTAGCTAATGTACAGCAGATAGGCACTAAAGAATTACTTGATCTGCTTTCTCATAATCATCTTACTCCACACAGTAAGTTCTTGTTTGAGACTTTATCTGGTTTGTTGAATACAGACAAGATATACATTGTTTCTGATGTTACTGGAGAGCCTTTTAATGGTGTCTATAACATACCAAACAAAGCAATCATACTCTCTAAAGATGCGATAGAACGCATGTACGATGGAGATAAAGGAGCAGAGAAAGCGAATCTTTTAGCTGCTCATGAGATCATTCATAGTATTACAGCAGAAAGGCTAAATCAATATTTCAATCAGGATGGAAGTCTTAAGATACCTTATGATAACCTACCTGATCCTATTAAAGGTTTGTATCAGGCGTATAGTCTCGCATTAAAAGAACTGAAACCTGAAAAGTCTGTCATACCCAGTAACCTTCAATTTAGTAAAGAGCAGCGCAAGAAGGTAAACTACGCGATGCAGAATATACATGAATTTGTTACTGGCGTGCTGACTGAACCTGAATTTGCTAGGGTTTTATCTACTATTCCGCTTCCTGAAAGTAAGACAGATTCTATACTTTCCAAGGTAATTGAGTCCATTGCTGGCTTTTTGGAGTATCTTGGTGGTGTTTTTGGAAAAGAGATCAACGGAACGCTGGCTGAGATGGCCATCGGCTACTCTTATCAACTTCTTTTCATGGAAGATGAGACAGCTTCTCAACAGGAAGAAGACACACAAGAAGCAGAACAGCAAATGGAACAGACTAAAACTTATCTTGATTCGACTAAGAAAGACCTTAATCCTGGACTTGTGATCTATCACGAAGGTAGTTATTTTATGGTAGCTGCTATAGATCATGCTACTAAAGGAGACGTTAGGCTAATTACAGGAGAAGCCAGACTTCTAAGACCTTATGATAAGGTACTGGAAATGGCCGATAAGGGTACTCGCATAGGTAGCTTTCCTATCGTGACTTATAACAACAACCCTTTTATAGTAGCAAACAACAAAGTCTTTTCTGTGAAAACAGGAAAACCTGTAAACTACTCTGGTAAGGAATTGGAAGTCATTAAATCGATGGTAGCGGATAAGGTGTCCGAAAAGCCGAAGAAGCCTGTATCGGATCTGCCCAATTCGTACCGTCAGGCTTTCTCTAATACGCCTATCCAGGCTCGTATACCAATGACCTTCGAAGATGGCACAGGAGGCCGTAAAATGCGTCCTGAGAACGCTGGAAAATCTACAATGGATTTGATACTCGAAGGTAAACGTACAGGTACTAGCAGGTCTACGTTACCTACTGTAACTGAGTATTCCAAAATAGGTTATGGTCCTATTAAAGAAACTAAAAGGACTATACGAGAGGGAGACGTGATAGAATTCTTTGACAATAAAGGAAGAGCTGTATTGGTACATATAGATGACATCGTACCTGTAAACAGATTGACCGCTAAACAATGGTCAGAAAAAGAAGGCTGGAGTCCTTCGATGTGGGAACGTCTGGCTAACAGAGGATATTTTCAGTTACAGTTCACATTATTGGATTCCAGAAGTACTGAAGACACAACGGCTACGGTAGAAGAAGAAGATGTACCGGAACAACCTGAAACAGTAGAAACTCCTAACGACGGAGAAGACACAAAAACCAGAGATCATGGTTTTACCTTCAGTGACGGTATTCAGATAGAGACAGAATTTGAATTGACTGACGGTCAGAAAGAGGCTCTGCAAAGTATGGCTGACTTTGTGAATTCAAGAGACTACAATGCTGACAACATTGCATTCTCTCTCAGAGGGTTTGCCGGAACGGGTAAAACCAGTATCGTCAAATATCTTCTCAAGTACCTCAAAGAGAAGTACAAAAGAGGAATCTACCTTGATACTCAGTTTGCAGCACCTACACACAAAGCTGCTAAAGTTCTTAGAAATGCGATGACCGAGAAGGGAAGACGCAGTGAGGACATTGTAACTGTAGCAAAAATACTGGCAAAACGTAAAGAAGGTATCGGAGAAAATGCCAGATGGGTCAATGGTAATACTAAGTATCTTCCTGATGGTGGGTTGCTGATTATAGACGAAGCCTCTATGATTGATGCCAGAGACGTAGCTACTATCATAGATTTGGCACTTACTAAGTCTACGAAGGTGATTTTTATGGGTGATCCTGCACAGTTACCCTCACCATCTTCTAAAGCACTGTCTCCCGCACTAACCCAAAGTCAGCTATACGAACTGACAGAGGTGAAAAGACAGGAATCTGGTAATCCGTTGTTCCAGATATTTGACGCTATTCGAAATAACATCGCATCAAAGACAGATAAATTTGAGTATGTTTCTTCCGTCAATGACAAGGAAGAAGGTATAGAGTTTACCAGGGATTTCAAGACTTTCCAGAATAGAGCAGTAGAAATGTTCAGCAACTACAAGACTGATCCTCTCTATGTGAAGCTTACAGCCTATACCAACTCTGCGGTAGATATGTGGAACCGTTATATACGTTCCAAGCTATTGCCTGATATGGGTAGGGAGCAATTCCAGAAAGGTGAAATCCTTATGGGTTACGATCAAATAGGAAGCGAAACTCCTATTCAAAATGGTCAGGATTACGTTGTACTATCCAGTGACTATAATGAACAATATGACACTGTTCGTAACATCTATACCGGAGAGTATATGAAAGCTGCTGTTTATGACGTACGTCTACAGGAAGTTGATGACCAGGAATCCGAACACAGGATACGTATCCTTGATTTGAAAAATCCTGCAAATGACGCCATAAAAGAATACATGTACAAACTTGTACAGGAGTACAATACGATTAGGGAATGGCCGAAAAAGAAGAGAATACAAGGCGCATTAGAGTCACTCTATGGAAAGATTCAAGTTCCTGGCAACCTCATCGCTTATGACGGTAAGGTGATTTCTGAGAAAGAACTGATGGATAATAATCCGGAACTCTTCAAAAGAAATAGAGAAACAGGAATGGCTCCTATTGATTTGCTACAACGTCAGGGTAAAGCAGCAAGATTCAAAAAGACCATAGACTACGGATACGCTTTGACTGTCCATAAAGTGCAAGGTTCTACTTACAGAAACATCATGATTGACATGGACAGCATAGATATTCCTGTAACAAATAATCCTGTTCTGAATCCTGATGGTAGTGTCTACGGTATAGAAAGGAACATGCTGAAGTATGTAGCTCTTTCAAGACCTAATAATCTGGCTATCGTATTCAGTAGAAAATCCAAAGATGCTCCGTTGAAACAAAAAGTCGAACCTAAAAAAGAAAAACCTGTAACAGAAGAAACCAAACCTAAGTTTGAATCTGGTGATGGTTATGTAGTGGTCAATAACGATTCTCTGTTTTCCGGATTTGATAAGAAGCTGCCACTCTCCAGAATCAATGAAGTGGCTGACTTTGATGTTACGGACGTACGCTTCGAGCTGCCTGTAAGCATCTTACAGCTCAAGAAATCTTTAACCGATTCTCAACGCGTTGCCTTCGAACAAATGGTGAAGAACAGAACAATCAAAACTAAATGTGAGTAAAATGGGATGTTCGATAAAAGTAACCGCTCCTGATGGAAGTCCTTCTGTGTTGTTTGCTAAACTTGCTGTGATCTATGGCGATGACGCTATGGGTAAGTATCTTGACATTATGTCGAATAAATCGAGATACAAGCTTGATAGTAATGGAGAACCATCTATTCAATCTGTAGCAAGTTTTCATTCACAGGACTCGCTTTTTGCCCCTGTCAGTTCAGCTACGACTAATAGCGGTGGTTTTGGTCCTGATATAACCGAGAAGCGATTTGATGCTGTCATAGGCATTAAGAAACGCAATATAAAGCGTCTGAATAGTTGGATTGCTGAACAAAAGGACGCACTGACTCAATTGGAACAAAAGGGGAATCCTGCCGATCTTCCAAAAATTAGAGCGTATTACAAAAGTATTCACGATCTAACTGACAGGGTAGAAAGGACTCAGGAAGAAGTAGATCAGCTTGTTAATGCTGGTACACAAAACGCTCCTGCTGAGTTTCTATTCAGAGCTATATTCTCTGGTAATGTCAACTCTATCGCATCCAGAGATATGGAAAGGATTAGAAAGCTGGTAAACTCGAATGAGGTACGTGATCTGAAAGAGGCTGCTGACCTTATTGACTTGTATAGTCATATTGGAAACTTTGCAGAAGCTGCTGAAATAGGACACATCCTGTTTACAGAAAACGAGATTGTAAACAGGGCAACTGGTCAGTTACGTCTAAGAGACAGTTACAGAAAGCCTTTTGAAGCCATAGCAGCGGAAGCTTTAGCATCTAATGGTAAGTTGAAGACAAAGCTTCAGAATGTTTTGGTTAACGTTGCTAGAAACAACAGACTTATTCAAGAGACATTAAAAAGAAGAGGACGTGACCCTCTTGCTCAACCTTTGAACTTTGAAGAGTTGACAAAGGCCGCTCCTGATGTAAATGCACTGGTTGCGAACTTTCTTGATCCTACCGCAGGTAATCCTGAGTTAGCTCAACTCATGGTATCACTGATACACGAAGAGAACGAAAAAGCATGGTCAGAGGCAAAAGAACTAATTGATCGTATCAATACTGTGGTACAAGATGCTGAAGCCGAACTACGCAGGATGGGAGAAGTAGGCGTAGGTGGAATAGGGGTAAAGTTCGACATCTTCAAGCAAAAGTACGTCAGGCCAATAAAAGGAGAGGAGAGAGAAACCGGACATCTGATTACCAGATATTCAGCTAACTTCGAAGCAGCTAAACGATATCTTGTTACTGGCTTCCGTGAGGCTATGGAAGAAGCTGCCACAAGTCCAAGAAGGAAACAGCTTATCAAAGATGCCTACAAAAAGAGAAATCGTTGGTACAAGTCAAATCTTATTCTGGTAGACCCTAATAGGATAGCCTCTATAGTAAATGACAGGAAGTACGTGTCCCTGTCTAAAGGACCGTCTTACGCGCCTGCTGAAATGCAGGCACATGAAGACGAATTAGTTCGTCATCTTGGTAGTAGAGAAGCACTTGACGATATTATTCACAAGTCAAGGAAGCAATTGAATCAATACCTTATTCACAGAGATATCGTTATAGAGCAGATTTCTACACAACCTCCTGCATCCAGACAGAATCCAGTACCGTTTCAAAACTGGACTGTAGAAATGCGACAGAAACTTGAATTCTGGGAGTTAGCAAACAATCCATTTTTGATCCCAGAGCAGGATTCTTTCGTCTCTCTTCGAAAATATCAGCCGAATGGTGAGTATATACGACCTGCCTATGAAAGATTCGCTGTATCGATTCCTAGAAGGTTTAAGGCTGATGTTCGGGTAGTTAATGGCATGTATGTAGTGAAGGATCATCCTTCAGGAGAAAAAACTATTTGGTACGATCCTAATTTTGAAAAGATAGAAAATAACAAGCCTCTATACGATTTCTACAAAACGATGATAGACACGATAGAGACTGTTAACCGTACGCTTCCTCCTGACTTACAAAGAAATATGCGAAATAATTCGCTGATAGCTATCCAGAAATCTGTTCTTGAAGGGTTCATATCAGATGGTGGTAATTATCTGGAAGCTTTAGGTACTATAGGTGCTTCTGGTGTGAAGTTTATGGATTTTGTTCGTAACACAGTTACACAAGACAGGGCAGATACGCCTAAACCTGAATATAATCCTATTACCGGAGAAATGGAGCAGTCTGTCAATTCTGCTTTCTTGGGTAATAGAGATAGAGAAGTCGAAGAACTCAAAAAGATAATGGACCTTCGATGGGAGCAGCAAAATGGAGGACAAAAAATACCATTAAGTCAAAGGCAGATACATGAAAGACTAGCACAGGATCAAGTAGCTAAGAAGTATTCATTCGACGTAACCAAGATACTTCAAATGTATGCTGTTCTTGGGTTACAGTACGCGCACAGAGAAAGGATACTTCCAGTAATGAAGATTCTGAAGGATCATTATAAGGATATACAAAAACCATATCAGCAAACAGGAATATTTACAGTACTAAGAAGAGGTAAGAATACTGTAGATAACGTAGAATCCATGCGTAGGACTCAGGCAAACCTCCAGATTGAGGATTGGTTCAAACGTGCTGTTCTGGGAGATTATACAAATTTTGATGAAGGTAAAACAAAGAAGAGAATCTATAAGTCGAAGGAAGCTAAGCAAAAGGCAAAAGAAATTCAGGAACTTATTGATAATGAATCTGATCCAAATAAGGTTGAAGAATTAGAGACGATGCTAGAGGATCAAATGTCGAATGTAACAGGTTCTGGTACTATCGACTTGCTTCTGCACGCTCTTCGTCTTAAAGGTATGGGTTGGAATCTACCTGCCGTACCAATGAACATTATGGCTGGTACGGTTGCTAATCTTGGATTAGCTTCTGATGGTAGAGTAGTATCCTGGCAATCTATATGGAGAGCCTATAGAATTGTCTTGGGTAATATGATGAAAGCTTTGACTTTTGGCAAGGTTTCTACAGAAGAAGCTAGAAAAAATACAATCTTGATGGATAAGTATAAAGTCCTTCAAGACGCTACAAATGAATTTCAAAAAGCTGGACAGTCTTCCAAAATCACTTCAAAGTTTGATCCTCTTAATCCTTATGAACCTGTAACAAGAGGTGAATTTATTAACCAGTCTACTATTATGATGGGTCTTTTGATGGACACCAAAATAACTGGCATAGATGGCACAGTATCGTCTGTGTGGGATGCTTTGAAGGAAGACGGTACATTGAAAGACAATTTCAACACCACGCAGCACAACGAAGATTGGGTGTTGATGCGCGGAGAAAACTACAACAACTTTAAAGTAAAGCTCAATAAAGCTATCGTAGTTACTCATGGTGACTATGATACACTACGTGGTATGAAAGCTAAACGTTCTATATTAGGTAGAATGGCTACGATGTTCAGAACTTGGCTTCCCAGAGCATACTATACCAGGTTTGGAGGAGAGCAGGAAGATATAGAACTTGGTCACATTACCAAAGGAAGATACAGAAGCTACACTCCCGCATCCGGCCTTATAGCAGGAGCTTCTATGGGTACTATTCTTGTACCTGGAATAGGTACTGTGGTAGGTGGTGCTTTAGGTTATGGTGCTGCTGCTTTTACCGGAGTAAAAGCAGGTACTTTTGGAGAGGATTTGATGTTCACGACAAAACAATTACTTCGTAAACTGGCAGGGAAAAGTACCCAATTCGATGATAAATTTTCTGAGGTAGATGCGGCTAATCTAAGAGCGAATCTTACTGAGCTTGTCATGTTGATGAGTATGTTTACTGCTTATCTTATGACTAAAATGTTTCTTTGGGATGATGATGATGAGAGAGACGATCCTAAAAGAAAAGCGCATAACCTGCTGGCCAACTACACTATGAGAATGATGGGAGATGTTATGATGTTCACGTCTCCTATGGGATTTAATGAACTTCAATCTAATATACTTCCAATAGCAAGTATGATAGGAAGAACAGCAAGAGTCATGGATTACTTCATGAAAATGCTGAACGGGGAACATATCATACCTACAGGATACAATGCTGGCGAGAACGGATTTATAAATGCAGTAGAAGATGCGTTTATACCTAACGCATTTGTAGGTATAATGGAACTTGATCCTACTTTAGGTTATGATAAGATAACCAAGCGTCAGTTTAAGACTACAAGATGGGATAAGATGTTCTACTCTGAGGAAAGAAAACAGAAGAACCAGAGACAGAGAGAAAACGCAAAGAAGAGAAAGGAGAAAAGAGAAGCTGAAAATCAACCCTGGTGGAAAGCTGGCGAATAAACGGTTAGGAAAAAAAGGGGTATAGCCGCAAGACTTACCCCTTTTTTATTTTTTTTCTTAACACCTGGTGTTAAAGATTTGTCGGATACACTGCTGTAATAACGTACCATTCCGGACTGTGCAGCTCGAAAAACTTGGCTTTTGCTTCTTCTGCCGAAGCGGCCTTTTCTACTCTTCTCTTTATCTTGTATCCGTTTACATGTCTGTATTCGATTGTCCATTTCATTTGCCTTCCATTTTTTCTAGTTCGTCAATTACTTTCTAGTCGCCTGTCTAACAGCTTCTCTGAATTTATTCATGTTTATCTCTTTTTTTGAGTGCCTCTTCGTCGGTAAAACCGTCCTTGTAACGCTTGGCGAGTTTGTCAATGTTACGTCGCATAGCTCCGACTACATTGATCTTCAATGCGAATCCAAGCATGATCCATGACACACAGGATGAAATAAGATCAATGTTGTAAGCTCCATTTTTCAGGTCTACTGGCGACCGTAATGTGTAGCAAAGTCTTTCGTACGATGTATCGAATATATGCTTGTACTTAAGATAATAGTCTGCATCTACAAGAGATGAGGCTATTTGACTCTTCCTCAAGTTTAATTCAATGTCAACGTTTTCAGCTACACGTCGAAGAAAGCTGTCATCTTCATTAGGATGCGTCTGTATGGTATACCACAAGACGTCAGCCCATTCATCTTCCAGCCTTTCCGGATCAATAGGTTTATTCCCTGCCAGTTTTTTCTTGAATAGGTCAGAGACTTCCCCTAATTCTGAAGAAACACCAAGCTCCATGTGCATAAGATGCTCATCAAATGGAAGAGGTTTACAGTTTTTCCGGCAAGATTCATAGAACTTACTCAGTTTCTGTTGGAATGTCATTTTCTTCTGTTTTAGTCGGTGTAAAAATTCTTTTCTGTACACGAAGATACAACTCTACACATTCAGAAAAGGTAAGGACTCTTCCATTTCTTATGAAAGAAACAGGTACTGTCGTCTCGGAAAGTTTTTCCATAAGCTGTTTGTTATTGTACTCCTTTCCATTGCAACTTGCAGTCAGTCCCTGGTCGGATTCTCTGATACTGAATGTCATTTTCTTTTAATTTGAATAGTGATATTCAGATCATCAAGCTCAAGTCTTACTGTCTGAGTTTTACTTACGGGTTGTTCTTCGACCTTATGGTGCTGGTTCCTCAATGCGCTGATACGTGACCTTATCGCATTTGTAGTTCTGCCAAGTTCGTTAGCAGCTTCTACGACACATTCTTCTTTTGACATATCGTAGGTATTCATGTAGTCACGAAGAGTGTTATCATCTTCTTTTGACCAGCTAGTATAGTGTTTGTTTGTCATGTTGTGTTATGTTGTTTAGTGAATAAAAAAAGGGAAGCCAGATGTCTGACTTCCCTGTAAACAATCGTATGAAAAAAAACTACACGTTAGCGTTTTTTTCTATAGACGAGTCTATGATACAGACCAGCCGATCCGAACATAGCTGTGAAACCTACTACAGCACAGGCTACTACAACTACGATCATTTTCCATGTAGAGCCGTCAAGAAACTTTTCAAGTGTCGGTTGGAGCAACCACAGCGGAATACCCAGTACTACAATTGTAGATGCTATCGTTACAGGTATCACTCCGAAAGATTTTGCAGATTCGCTCATTTTAGTATGGTTTAGTTACGTCCTTTACAAAAGGAGAAGCTATAGTAGCACTCCAAGTGGAGTAGGCGTTTTTCGCATCCTTCGATCCTATAACCTCTATGATTCCTTTACTTTTCATCAAAGCTACACTTTCCAGGCTATAATCACAAGGATCGACACCTAAAAAATACTTTGATGCCAAACTATCAAAAAATTTATCTGAATCCAAAGGAGCGCATTCGTATCGTATATCAGCTATTGTCGTATCTTCAAAGTCTTCGTAATATACTTTATCGTCATCTAATACGAAATAACCTACTTGCAAATCTACGATTACTCCAGAGTAGTAAAAGGCATACATGCCTGAAGACTGGTCGTACAGCGAAACATCACACAACGCGTAAGCATTGAAGAACTGTTGAGTTACTACTATATCTAACCAGTATCTTTTAGGCTTAATCCTGCTCCACAATCCCAAGAGCTTCATCACTGATGTCGCATTTAGGTACATGGTTTGGATTTTTCTGTGTCTTCTTTCTCTGCCTGTACGGATTGATGTACGGCTTTCCCGCATCTGGAAATTGCTGCTGCATCGCAACTTTCGAATAAGGAGGTGATGAGATATAGCGATATCTCATTCCAAGCTTCGATAAAGTTTCGATCTTGTCCTCCAGAAGCTTTTTCTTACTGTGTGTCAGCGGTATCTGGAATTGTTTGGAGAACATTCTCACCTCCGTATATCCTCTTTCAAGAATATTCTGGAGGTTGAAAATTTTACGTTGTGTCGATTCTCTTGTTCTTGTCATGTTTTTACTTTTTAGAAAGCCAGGACTTCAGTCTGTTAATCACACCGTATTTCTGATATACGATGTCGTTGTTTTTCTTGCCTTCTTTTTTAAGTAAGGCTACTTCAATGGAAAGCTGTCTTATCCTGTCTTGGATACAGGTAATGTCTGCTGCTGTCATTGTGTTTGATTTATAACCACGTATTCGATGATAGCTTTTGGGTTTTCTTTTTTGTAGTTCTGCTCTACTCGACGCTCATCATAAGATGAACGTAAAACAGACTTTCGGAACTTATCACTATCGTCTTTTTCGTAGTATTTAATTAAATAGTTCTTCATTTTCTATTCTTCTTTGAATTTCTGATCTTTCAAATTCGATTTCCTGTCCATCATTAAACCCAAGATTGTGGATCAGATCGTTATCCACCGTTCCTTTAAATGGGTTTGTTTGGGTGATAACCAGCCAAAAATGCTCTTTTACACTACAGTCTTTGCAAGGTCTTCCGATTTTTACGTAATCCCCGACATTAAGTACAGTGTTTTTATTCGCTTCTTGCCAGTTTTGCCTTCTTTTCTCTGCATCAGAGTTACTGATACTTCCTGTATTTCTGACGTTTTTTCTCATTACGATTGGTTTTGATGTAGTCATTGAAAAAAGCAGCGGTGAAGACTGCTGCAATTAAGGCGATTGCGGTTGACATGGCGTGTTGTTTTTTCTGAATGTGAAATTTAAAAGGTTTAGTACAATGTCTCGATCTGAAAGATTCCTTGCTATATAGACACCATCCATTTCAAACCACACTAAAGCAACACGCTTTAATTCGAAATTTTCTTCGCTTCTATCAAGTACCGGACAGTTGAAACACCGCACAGCTTCTGCACAAGAGAAGATGTAGTGCGTTTTCATAAACTGTCCTATGTCTTGTGTGTGCTTCAAATCTTCCGGATGGAAGAAAAATACTGAATCATAGACCAGTAAGCTTTCTTTCTCCAGTACGCAGTAGTTGGGAGTGTACTCTTGCGAGTACAGAGCTGCCGACAAAAACAGCAGTAAAAGGATAAATCTGTTTTTCATACGTTACTAATTAAAATAAGTTACTAAAATGACTATCGTTTTTATGGGGATGTAGATAGCAGTAATAAGAATTATGAATTGAAGCAACTGCTCGTTTCCAATTTCTTCCTCTTCTGCTATCATTCTTAGTCTTACGGACACTACTCTGTTCAAAAGAGCAGCCATCAAAAGCATAATCAAGTCCAGTATCATCACATGGGTTTTGAAGTGATGTCTATGAGAATAGCTCCTTGCTTAACGTAAGTTTTCTCTCCAGACTTAAAAATGATTACTTCTTTCTTTTTTGTTTCTTCTTTTTTGGTTTCCTCCTTTTTACTTTTTCCCATTTTCTTTGAGTTAAAAAAGACTGCCTGTATAAAAAACACAGACAGTCCAATAGTGATGACAAATAAGTTTATCTTAGTCGCGCTTCATACATGACTTCTTTCTCTTTTTCAAGAGAATTTCGTTGAGTTTCACTTAGACTGTCAGGGGACAGAACCCTGAAACTAAATCCAAGTTCCTCAAGTTTCTGGTCTGTCATACTGGCTATGATGTTTTTTACCATTTCGCGTTTGGCAAAATGATAAGCTGTATCACTTCCCAGCTTTTCTACGACGCTCTGCTTTAGTCGGAGGTTGGTAGTTTTCTGCATCTTTTCTAATTTCATTTTCGACTTCTTTCGATATCAAATGCCTCCATTCTTCTGCGAGTTCTAGTCGCTGCTGCTGTAGTTCGTAATTCAATTCTTCTCTGTGTCTTTCGTTTGACTTCTTTTTAAAGTCTGGCGGCATAGATAGTCTAGCCTTTAAGTTTACTCCCATTATCTTTGCAAGTGTCTTGAACATAATACTATATTTGAATGTAAAATCCTGCAAATTTTCTGGTCACTGCTACTATAGTATCTACGTCTATAGTAAGTAGTTCTTCTCCTCTGACTATTTTCCAGTGCAGCTCTCTGGTCTTCGACGAAGAAAGTTTGGTGATCGTAAACTCTGAACACAGAATGCGAATTACTTTTCCGCTTGACAGGTAAATACTTACCCTATACTTCTTTACCAGTTTCATCAGCCGTCTTCAGAGTAATAGTCTTCTCCGTCAAGTACTTCGTCAATGTACTCTTCCGCAGATTCTTCTGTCGGAAAGGTAGCATGATCTGTAAGGTCTACTTTAAACTCACCATCCGGAGTTTCGTAGATTTGATGATCCCTGTAGATTTCTACAGGGTTATCTTCTTGTTCGTTTCTTTTGTTAGGATCATCCATCAGAACCAAAGTTTTAGAGGTGAAGTAGAATTTTTTGCGTAATCGTAGTGAACCGAATCACCGTTGTTTCTGTACCATTTTAGTCGGTGTAAAGCGTCAAGAAATCCAAGTATTTCATAGTTCCTTTCATGTATGGCATCATCGCCTCTGTAAGACTCATTCAATACGACACTTCCGTTTCTGAAATAAGCACCGTGATAGCCTATATCAAAATGGAATTTTTCGAATTCGTAAATTCTTGGCTCATAGGGATGTGTGTGGCTATTCACCACGAACTTGAATGGTCTTAACTTGAAACGTTGAGAACTGCCGCTCGACTCCATAAGATTATTTATGAAGCGGATGACTTCTCTCATCCCAAGCGTGTAAAGAACACCCTGCAAATCAAGACGGTACTTCTTTGCTCTGGAGGGAAATACGGAGGTAGGACCACCCATAACTTTAAAGTCTAAAGGTTCCAGGGAAAAGTCTTCTTCATGGAAGATGATCTTATCTACCAACACTTTGTAAGACTCTCCATTATGTTCAAAGTAGATCGGAACTTGTTCGAATGTGTTCTCGTTGCATTCACAGTAGCTTTGAGTTACAGGAGAAGCTTGCATTTGCTGGCAAGTCGTTTCTGCAATACTCATCTGTTCTTTTGAAACCAGTTTCTTTCCTGCCCCTTTTGATTTTTGCAGGTCTTTCCAGTAGTCTTGCGGTAACTTGCATCCTTGGTTGACTCTCTTTTTGTCGAACTGCCAGATTCTTGCATCATCCATAGGGTCTTCTTTAGCCCACTGCATGTTGTAGCCGACTTTGTTCATGATGCTATGGATCACGCTTATCGTAGAGATGTTTTCCAATTCGTGCCATAGCAGACCAGTTTCCTGTACACACCTGTCATAGGCTTCATGTAAGATGCTTTGTAGGTTATCCGAAGGCTTTGTGTTACACTTTCCTACAAAGTAGTCATCGATCAGCTCTGGAGAAGTAAGCATAGCATCGACTATACTTCCAAGCAACATAGCTTCTTCGTCCTCGTAGTACAGTTCGTCAGATTTTGCCGGTGCGAGACTTGCCGGACCTTCCAAGGCTGCTTTGAGTTCCGACCTGTTAATTGCTTCATTGTTTCTATACTCCTCTATCCTGTCCCTTACCGGAATGTTCTGGGAGAATAGGTCTTTCAAGTTCAATTCCATGTTCTTTTAGCTGTTTTAAGAGTTCTACAAAATGTTCCATTTTCATAATGGCGTAATTCCCTTTTGGGATTAGTATCTTCCCTTTGGACTTTTTTCCTGTTCCTTTCCCTGTCAGTTTATGTAGAATGACAGGAAAGCCGGAACCCATTTCAGTGAGAAGATTGTGATAACTTGGAGCCTTCATCGTACTTTTTGCCTGAAACTTGAAATCTCCTGTTCTTACAAAATCTACCCCACTGTCATCTATTTCCCTAGAGGAGTATCTGGATGTTGCAATGTCCGGAAATAAATCCCTTAACATCTTAGCTACTTCTCTTTCCCAATTATGTCCGGCTGTCCTGTTTCTATTAGCCATCAGTTATTGCTTTTCTTGTTTTGAAAATCTCCCATTCGAATTTGGGCTTACTTGTCATTCCTGGTATGTCTTCAAGTGTCTCTAAACCAACAAGTTCTTTTATCTTATTGGTTATAGATTTCCTCAGTGCTTTATCATTCGTGACTACTTTGAACTCGACACTTTTAGTATCAAAAATAGTTCTAGCTTGGCTATCTGTGTAAATCATGTCGTATTTACCTAATACGAATGCTCTTATCGCATGAGGTACGTCCTCCGGTATCTTCAATACCAGCATGTGCATGTGTCCTTCAAGGCTGTCATATATGTAATCGTCTCGAAGATACTCAGAATTTCTAAACCAATTCAGAAACTCTGCAAATCTCAACTGAGATTGGGTTGCGTTTTTGTGCCTCCCATTCTCGTAGCTTCCCTTTGTATCTACAAGAATAAATAATTCTGATGTTAGAATTATGTTATTTTTTTCGATGTATACGACATCCCCTATACCTACTCCAAGTTTAGGAAGCAGCTTTACTTTGTCGTAAAGTTCTCCCTTACAAAGTTTTAGCATGGGATAAAGGTATCTGTAACTTTTGTTAAGATACACTTTTCCCAGCTTTACAGGTATTCCTTCTTTGATCCTTTCGATCTCACTAGCTATTATCTGTTCGATGATCATACATGAATTTGTTTATCACACCTATCGTGTCCTGCTTTTCAATGTTTTGTAGTACAGATAGTGTGTTTCTGGTAATTTGAAACATATTGATATCATAGTACTCTGTCGTAAGATTCTCTACTATTCTGACATCTATGTTCATTTGCTTCATTTGCTCTGCAACTTCCTGCAATGCTCTGCTTTGTAGGCTTTTTCCTTTTACAGAAGCGTCCATTAGAAGTTTACATTTAGTGGAGTCGATTACTGTGTTGTTATAATCTGAAAAGAACTTATCTGTTAGATAAGATTTCTCGACTACAAACATACAAAGTATGATAATCTCTTCGTTTCTAAAATCAACGTTATAGAAAACCAAATTCTCGGATACCAGTGTACTCCCATTTCTGAATTTGCAAATTGAATTTCTGTTTGTTATCAAGTCAATATCCGAAGAGGAATTAACTTTAAAAAAGTAGAAATTCTTCGCATAACCAGAACCAGACATACCAGGACTATAAAGCATTTCATCTATACCTTCAAATCTGTAACCGGACAGATAGTGAAAAGGAGAAACAAAAAAATCACTTGTAGCTGCAACTCCGTTTACTTTCTTGTCGAGTGCTGTTTTTTTACTTCTGTGGATCGCAGTAAGTGGAAGGAAATCCTTCTTCGAACTTCCTATGGCAGTTACACCTTCACGAGGTTGGAGGACTCTTGGTAACAGTTTGTTTAATGCCCCGTCTACTATCTTATTGATCCTCTTCCCATCCGTAGGTGCCGTCTTCTCTATTTCTGTCAAGAACCTCATAAGCTGATTGTTTTGTGATTGATAATGTCTGCAAGTTCATTGTAGTCTTGAAAGGAATTTCTCTGAAATTGAGAAATTGCTCTTCATCTAGCGTTGTACAAAAATTAACCAAAACAGAAGCAATCAGGCCTCCGAGGATCATACCTGTGTGGCTAGTCTGTTGGTATCCACATGGTAACTGTTCTGACTCCTCTGGTTGAAACAGCGTACTTTTGTACGCGGCGATAGAGATTCTGTTGAAAGGAACAGCATATAACTCGAAAAACTCTGCGGTCATTCTTGCATCCAGGTAAATCTTTTTTTTATGCTGTATCCTACTGTCTGGTAAAAGGTGAAACATCGACTCATTTATCCCTACAATGTCCAAAAAATGACTAAAAATCAAACTTCTTGATTCTATGTTGTCTGTAGCAGCAAGAACCACATCCACATCTCTGCTATAGCCAAGGCAGTAACCTAATGTTGAACTTTCGTTCACCTTAGCGTTTTTGGCTATTATGGATGTGTTTGTTTGTCTCGTGAGTCTGGAAATTAACGTACTTAGCGCATACGATTTTATGTCGCCCATTTGAGAGAAAGAGCAAAGTTGACTTCCTGTGTTATGTTCCTCAAGAACATCAAAGTCAAGTAAAATAAGCTTATCGACTTCTAATCTGGCTAATGCCAACGCTGCCCAAGAACCGATTCCACCAAGTCCAACTATTACTACTTTCTGTTCAGTAGCTTTTTTGAACCATTGAGCATCTACAAATCTTGTTTCCATTTTAGTAGTAATTTTGTGAGGTGAGGATTTTTAACTTTGTGTTTCTTCAGAAGGATTTTGATGTCTTCACTTAAAGACTCGAATCCTCCGTTAACTTCCAGCAACTCCATACCGTAGTTACTGTCAAGAAAATCTACAAAAGTCTGACTTTCTATTTGATCCAGCTTGTCCAGCACAAAGTACAAAGACTCTTCAGGTACGGGTTCCACCAGTGTCTGTACGAGACAGTCGTAGATATAGTCCTCTACTGTTTGTCTGTAATACAGGCTGTCCTTTCTTACCAGTTCTGAATTCGCTTTTGGAGCGTTCAAAAGCCCATCTACTGTAGATGAAACTTTACCTTTTCCGTTAGTCCAGTTAGGTTGAATTTGCTGGTAATCGTTCTGGATTTTGGATGGTGCGTTGAACAGTTTTCCCTGAAGTCCCGGAAATTCAACATTGCTGCGTTTTTTCGAAATACCGAGAGACTTCTCCAGGGCTTTCGTCAATCGTTTACTCAGAGGTAATTGAGAGACTTCGCGTTCTACGATGGCATCATATACCACAGACACCTTTGGAAGATGTGTTCTATCAAAAGGCTCTGTAGGAGCATTTTCGCCATTCAGTAAAACTTTGCAGTCTAGTATCACTTCTCTTGATAATCTCGCTACAACATCATATCTGTTGTTTACGATCATGGAAAAATACAGACCATACATATCTGTATTCTTTGCCAGTTCGGCATCGTCTGTCTGCGAGAAGTAAGCTTGCATGTTATGGTGGCTGTGTATGTGTCCCCATGCATAATCAGGCGGTAGCAGTCCGGATTCGAACATATAAGATGTTACCTCCGGCGCATCTTCTGCCAGCATGTAGTCCGTGTATCCAGGGCTTCCGTCAGATATGGGGTAGATTTCAGTCGGAATGATAGTAAAGGATTCATCGTTGAAATTCCCTTCTACCTTGTAGATGACTGCTCCACTCCATTCGTTGTAAGGTATCTTACTTTTGTAGAAGTCCAGAACATCTTCAAGATGTTTCTGAAACTGCTTGTTCAATATCACCTTCACTTTCTCCTGACTCTGGATCAGCATTCCCTGCTTGTTGTACGTATGCGTCGAAGTACTTCCTTGTAGCATACGTGACGTAAACTGGTGTAATTTGAAAGATTCCATTAAATGTTGGTTTAATTTCTCCTGATTGGAGTGTTTGGTAATGTAATAATTTAGACTTTAGATACTCGATTTCATTAACGTTACTGTCATTTCTTTCATGTATCTTTATAGGAACTTCTTTGTCGAAGATAGCAAGAGTCATGTTAGCATCTTCTACCTCTAGTTCTCTTTCCTGTCCTTCTTCCAGTTGTCTTATCTGTTCCCTTATCGACGGTATCGGATTACTCTTTATTATGACTGTGTAGTAATAACTAAATTTGTATTTGTAACCGTCTTCACACTGTACGTAGAGTAACGTGTCTGCTAAGTCTTTCAGTCTAGTAGTATCCTCCTGTGTGCTTTGATTTAGCTTGCTGATGAGAAGAAAAGACAGCTTCTCTACTAGCTTTTTTGTGGGTTTTATTTCTACGACTTTGTCGTTTACTATCAATCCAACGTCATCTTCATCCAAAACTATAGAAGTCTCGGATAGCAACTTTAGTAGGTTTTTGTTGCTGACTTCTTGCGTTCTTCTGGTATTGTAGTACTGGTTATTCGGAGGAAAGTAGCTTCTAGTACTAGATGATTGGTTTTCCAACATGCTAAGATATGATATATAGACTCCAGACTTGTATTCCCAAGGAACGCATCCGTTTATAAACGAAGTCATATAGTAGTATAGCACGTCATTACTTTCTGTGATAGTTTCCGAAGTGATTAGTTTCGTTATCTTGTCTACATCACTATTAGCTCCTATACAGAAAGCAGCAAAACTGCCTATTCTTCTACTTCCTACGTGTCCGTGAGTCCATCCTTGTTCGTACTCATCTCTGTAGAAATCCGTTCTTGCTAGATTTGGAACTATTGCCTGTATACGTTCTTCTCCTTCCTCTCCAGTAGTAAATGTTATGGAAAACATAACGTACGTCCCTTTAAGGGTATGCTCCCATTGCATTTCTTCGTTAGTAGACCTGTACTTCACGTCTCCAAGATGCACGCAAATGTTAAAGATATCATCGTCTTGCTGTACGATTTTGTGTCTCTTGTTCAGCATCTTTGTCTGTGCTTCAACGTATGCCTTTCTGTCCATAGTTTTTGATTAAAAAGAAAGGGGTAGCTTTTACACCACCCCTTTCTAAGCATTAGAAAATGTCTACCTGGTCCTACTTACGGTAGCGGCTGTCGTAACGTTTCTGGAATGCTCCAAATACGTCTCCAAGTGAACCTACAGGAGTTGTCGTTTCCTGTACATTCTCCTTGGCTGCTTTTGCGGCAGCCTCCCGGCGGGCGATTTCTTCCCTACACGCAGCGGCATCGGTGTCTACCTGTTGTTTGTAGCCTTTCAGGCTATCCAGAACAGTAGAAATGCCTCCGATGAGATCAGGAAGATCGGCCTTCGACTGCGTATCGCAGATCGTCTCTACCCGGACTTCGTTCAGATCATTCAGCGTGTTGCAGGTCAGTGTGAGGATTTGAAAACTATCCTCAACCGTTTTGGAAACGGCCTCCAGGATTTCAGCTTCGTTGCTGTAGGTCAGATTGGTAGTCTGTTCTTCTTCAACGACTGTTGTAGCTTCTCCTGCTTCCTCTTTGGCATACCAGGATTTCAGAAGCCCACGAAGGTCATCGGTCGAAACGGAATTGTACGGTTTTCCATCTTTGGTAAAATGGGCCTTTCCGGCATCTCCGGATTTGTAGAGGCGTTTTGCTTCTGAGCGAATCCAGGAATTTTCTGCACCGTCAATGTTGACACGTGCGCCTGAGTCATTCTTTGTGGGAGTAAGGAACAATCCGATTGCTCTTACCATACGCACCTGACCGTCATAGGTCATTTGCTTTGCTTCCGGCAGAACAACGGCTGAATCAGGAGAAGGGAGTCCCATTTCTCCCGGCTGGATGATCATGTCAGCATTGGAAAAATTGATTCCATGCTCAATGAGATACGGTTCGATATCCGACCGCTTTTTGATTTGTTCGCCGTCTCCCAATTCGATCTTGTAGACCTTTGCACCGGAATAGACAGCCATGAGGGTGATCAACCCTGCTGTTACTTGTTCAGACATAATAAACGTTTATTAGAAGTTAGAAAAAGGTTTTTTTACCATTGAATTTGTGGCTTGCCCTTTGCATCTAGCCACTCGTTTGTTTTCCTGAAATGATGCTCTTCTCTGAATCTGGGTACGATCTGGTAATGATCGTACACAGGATGCACCGCAGTCAGTTTGTCTCCTTTTATTGCCGTACCCAGCTTTTTAGCTCTGTCTCCCCACAGTAGCCACAATAAATCCCTTCTCTGATCAGTTATCAACTCAAACAACTTGTACATAAATCCATGCCATAGAGTGACATGCGATTTATGATCCGGGTTATTCGGCTTGACTGTCAGGGCAGAATTCAGTAGCAGGATTCCTTGATTTGTCCAGTTCGTCAGCGTACAATCACCTTCGTAGGCAATATTGTAAGTGTCGATTGCGACAGTGTCAAAGATAATCTCTAGTGTTGGGGAAGTACCAATAGCTTCAGGTACTGCAAAAGCTATACCTGTGCTGTACCCTTTTCTTGGATAAGGGTCTTGACCTACTATGACTACGCTGACACTATCTAATGGCACTTTAAATGCTGCAAAGATTTTGTCAGGTGTAGGATAGTAGGGTCTTAACTTAGGTAGCGTTCTTCGGATGTGTTCTAACTGTGGTTCAAGTTCAGAGAAGATCGGTTCCCAGGAAGGGTGTACGATCTTAGGCAGCATGTATCAGTAGTGTTTTAATGACGTCGGCAAGAGGTTTCTTGCCGTAGGCGGTAATAAACTCTCCAGGGTCTTTCTCTCTTACTCTTTCAGGAAAGGTAGACCATGAAAAGTTCTTGTTGTTTACATAGGAGTTGTACAGTTCGGTAAGTCTTTTTGCAGCTAGTCTTCCTGCTGCGTCGTTGTCGTAGATTAGAACTACTTTCTTGTACTGACCTGACACTTGTTTTACTTTCTCAGGCGATAAAGCGATACCTTCGTTTTGCATCCATATCACATCATACCCCAGATTTCGCAATATGCGATGATCTTTGTAGGACTTTGTGATGATCAGCAAATCTCCTGTCTTTATCCCCTGCCAGTTTCCAATGTCGTCAGCTTTGCAGTTCGTGATAAACTTACCTGACTCCCGACTCAGTTTCGGATTGTAAATCTTCTTGTGGTGATTTGGAAATACGATCCCGTAAGAATTTACAGGACGTCTGAATGACTTCACGATGTGTCTGCCGTCTTTGGCTTTAAACTTATACCAGCTTAACGCCATAACGCCATCTTCTTTTAAGTCTTCAGATGAAATAGAAAAAGGTTCCCAAAAATCTCTATCGACTTTCAGGAACCTTCTACTTCTTATTTCTATCTCACCTACATCTTTCTTGTCACGAGCTAACTTTTTACTAGGGTTGATTGTCGTCCCTACACCCCCTAGTTGCTCATCTATGTAGATTAAGGTATCCTTAAATGACAATCCTTTTGATCTTGATACAGCATCAAAACAAGTCATGTTGTGATACCTGTAATCTGCATAGTCTACAAGAAAGAGTCTTGTGTGTCCCCATTCAAACCAGCAATCTGGTCTATGGTCCACACGGAATGGATTTCTAATCCTTTTGAATGGCACAGGATGAAAACCTAGAACCAATTTCCAGATTTCCTCCTGATAGTTCAGTAACTCCTTGTATTCTGGTTGTTTGTCTGGTGTATATCCGTACATGGCGATTGAGATTTAGTCTCGTTTGGCTCAATCGCAGTCGAATTACCAGGTTTCTCCGTCAGTTGCGGCTTCTTCAGAAGTACCTTCAGCGTCGTAGCCGTAATCTTCTCCTTCATCCTCTTCTTTGGTCTGTACGTTTGCGTAGTTGCTGCGTACAAACCAACCGGAACGGGTAAAGGGATGCTGGTTTCCTTCGTCATCGACGTATTTGATACCAAAGGCATTGTCTGATGCTTCATCGTTGCGGACTTCATGCCACTGGCCTACTGGTTCGACATGCTCACAAAGCCAGGGACCTTGCTTCATGTTCTTCGGAATCTCCGGCCAGGTACGATTGGTCTTCTTCCCAATCGTCCATTGCAGGTGTGCGAAGAGATCGAGTTCTTTCTCTGCGTAGTTCGGAGCATGGGTATTGAGCAGCTCAACAAGGTTGTCGAGATAGTCATCCCAAGACTTTGCACGCGGCATAGAACGGAACGTGTCTTTGTCTACGAACTTGGAAACAATATGCGTGATACACGCACCCTGCTTTTTACGATCTTCAATGATCGCCGGGTCTTTCGGATCAGTGATTTCCACATTGTCCCGATAGGTTTTTGTCACTTCGTAGTACCGCTTCGACTTTGTTTCATCGTTCTGTGCAGTGAAAGTGACGTTCAGGTAAGATGAACCATCCTCATCCTGAACCTTTTCGAATCCGGTAAGACGTACTTTTTCGTTAATGCCGAATACCAGAGCTGGGTTACTCTGTGTGGATTCGTCGTCTTCCCATCCATATCCACCAAATTGATCTTCAGTCATGTTTTTATTTTATAAAGTGTGAATAATAAAGAAGGGGTGTCCGTTTTCTGGACTCCCCTTTTCTTTTCTTTACGCCAGACCGTCGTCTTCTACGACTGCATCTGAAACGAGTTCTTCACCCTCGTCTTCAAATTCATCGTATTCTTCTTCCTGGTCTTCCGACTCCGGTGTTACTTGAGGCATGGTGTCATCATCATCGATGAAGACTACCTCATCGGCTTTGCTGCTCGATGCTCCGGCAGTTCCGAATTTTTTGCGGTACGCGCTGCGGATTTCTACCGACGCGTCAAACATTTTACTACAGGCTTCCTGTGTAATGTTCAGACGCTCCAGGAGCGTACCGATTTCCGGGTTGTACTTCGGATGACGCTTTGACTTGGTACAGCCTTCGTTGATCAGATCAACTACAGCTTGCTTCGTAAGCTTGATTACTTTGCTCATTACTGTTTTTTTTGAAAATTGAAAAAAATTATGAATTGGGACGACAAGTTACGGGTTTTCCGTTTCTTCTACAACTCCATTGTAGTAATCGTTTACCTTACGTACGACATACCCCAGATCGTTAGGAATGTGCTTCTCTTCAAACATTCCTATAGGAGATTTTGCAGGATATATCCCATCGAAGTTGGTAACGAAGAATTTCTGTACTTCTCCTTTCTCCACACTTTGCGCTGCGTAAAGAACGACAGTGAATTTGCCTTCCAGAGTAATTTTGTTATCCAGAAGACGTCCAATTGTTTTCATCTTGAATCGTTCTACAGCTCCGTCGATCTCTTCGGAGTGCGTCAGGACAATGAAGTTTTTATCCACTGTCAGTTTTCTGGCAATGTCCAAAATGTCAAAGGCATTTTTGCCCAGGACGTTATATTTGTCATAGCCAGCTACCAAGGCTTTCTGCATGAAGTAATTACCCATGACATACTGATAGTCGTCAATGACGATATTTCGTATGTCCGGATTTTTCGCCCAGTGTTCCACACAGAAGACAATCTGCTTGGCATTGTCCGATGTCAGATAGTTGCCTTCTTCTACTACGACAGGCGGACCACTTGGATTTTTCTGAATTTTGATTGGCTTATAGCCTCTTCTCCATCCTCTGAAGGGTAAAGGCTTACCATCCACGTTTACCAATGCTGTACTGGCAGGGGATAAACCCTCAATCTTCAATTCAGGGATATAGCCTATCCCCGTAGATTTGCCGGAACCAGATGCCCCGACGATTGCAATCATGTTCATACTGATCTTTTTTTAGTTTGAGTAATTTTTTTCTGCCTTCTTGTAGAAGACTTCTAATTCAGCTCCGTTAATCAGCTTCTTGTCATTGTTGTATTTAGGAGAAGGCATTTCTCTTAGATAGTTGACTGCCCCATCGAAGTAGACAGGAATCATCACACCAGCACCGCCGTCTCGTCCACCGAGTATCGATAGTGTTCTGAAGTGATCTCCCAATCTGTTGATATCATATCCCTTATAGAATGGGATGTGATGTCTTGCGGGTGAGAATATGGAGAAAATCTGATTCGCGTCTCTGGAAGTCAGCTTATTGTCACCCATGCCATCAAGACTAGGTTCCAGTTTTGCTTCTTTGAACCTTTCGATTCCTTCCTGATCTGCCGCTTGCTGCTGGATTGCAGCGATACTAAATCCATAATTGTTACGCAGCTTCAGTGCATAGTCAGCACTAAACTTTGTAATGGCTTTATGTATCGTTTCTCCATGTTCAGGTACAAGTATATTGTAGTTGTCAACTATAACTACAAAATACAGATTCTCATGGTGAGAGTGGAATCTTATTGGAATTTTTTTCTTCTTGCCTTTCTCTTCTATCACTTTAAATTCCTGAGTACCAAAGTCTTTTGAGATTTCTCTTACTTTGTTGTAGATACCATAGGAGTTACGCGTATCGTCAACTATCTCAACGATATCTTCAAACTCCTCAAAGTATCCGTTGTACTCTTTGATCTTCCCAAGAATTTCTTCTGGGAGGACGTTATTCCTACCTACACTTTTTATTTGAGTTGGACTCAATCGTACCTTACCTCTTGAGTCCATATACAGTTTTCGACTTATCGCTTGCAGTATTTTCTCCTGCTTAGTCATCTCCATAGAGATGTACACCACCTTCAGTTTTATGTCCAAATCCGGATTACTTTTCAGATAATTAAACGGATTATACAAAAACATCTGGTCTGTGAATTGAGTCTTACCAACCTTTGTGTTGGCCGTTACAATGTAGTATTTAGCCTTTTCTAATCCTGGAGCATACTTCTCAAACCTCGGTAATCCCCAAGGAATACAGTTAAAGTCTCCAGATAAGGCTCTTTGTCTGTTCGCCTCTATAAAGGCCATCGTATCGTTGAAACTCATATCATCCGCTCTAGTACCGTAGTTTGAGAATCTTGACTGTTGTTCATCACCTTCAAACACCACTCAGCAAGAACAGAACCTTCTAAGTCATTGATGAACTTCACATTTTTCTTTGTGTAGGCCCATCTACGGTTCTTTTGGTAAGCGATGTATCTTCTGGTTGCCTCTATTATAACATCCCACTTTTCTTTTCTCGTCATGGCAGGAAGTTCGTGCGATTTCCATCCTGATGACAGAAACGTGTTCATTCTTGATCTGCATTGCGGCTTGTTACCACTTACAGAGTAGTTTAGATTCGTCTCTTGTGGCTTAGGCCACAAACTCATCCATTCATCAAACATTCCTGTATCAGAGTGTGCCGTCTTTTCTTTCTCTTCCTTAAATAGAGGATCATGTCCTGTATTTAAGATCAGAGGCATCTTAATGAAGGGTTTTCCCCCATTTGTGTAGTCTCTGTCAATCATTACTCGATTGACTTTCTCTTTTATATCTTCAGATATAATGTTTTCAGTCAATCCGAAATACACTGACAGGAGATAAAGGCAGCCGATTGAGGTATCTATTCCAGCCTCTTTCAGCTTCTCGATTACTTCGTTGTTGATCTTCATGCTTCTGGAGGGTTTTCAGTTTTTGCAAGAATGATTGTCAGACCAGAATCTGAGAAATTATGATCTCCTTTCGGAAGCTCGTGTTTCTCGATTTTGGTTTCTGCAATGATCATTGTATTAGGAGTTAACTGGTCTATTGGAGCTTCCTTTACCGTCTTTTCATACAGCATAGATGCTTCATAGATTGCCACTTCGTTGCTCATGTCTTTAGGTGGTGACATTTTCGCCATACCTAAGATCATCTGAATGTCTTTAAAGAGTCCCATGTTATTTGGTTTCTCCCCAGTTGTCTCCGATTTTCACATCGACAACCATAGGAATTGATTTGATAATAACAGAGGCGGCTTCCACCATTATGTTCTGTAGTTCTACAGCCCATATCTCTGCAATGTCTTCCCTTGCCTCAGTCTGTATCTCGTCATGTATAGTGTGCATTAACTTTACATGATCTGTAAGACCGTGATTTACAATGTATTCGTAGCAGTTGGCTAGTGCGAGTTTAACCATATCTGCGTTTGCTCCCTGGATAGGATGATTCTTACCTTCCCTTTCCACCTCACCCCTCTGTTTGGGGCTACCTTTGTACTTATCAAACCAGCGAATCCTACCGTATGGTGGAGGAGTCCTTGAGAAGCCTTTTCTTACTGCAAACCTTCCAAGCTTGTTTAGGAAAGCTTTCAGTGTAGGCACTACGGCAAAGAACTGGTTAATGATAGTTCTTGCCTCTTCTATGCTGATTTGTAACGTGTCTGCCAGTTTATATTCTGACATTCCGTACGCGAGACCGAAGTTTATGGTCTTTTGTACGTCTCTGTATTTCACACCATAAGGAGACATTGTTTTAACGTCGCTTATTGGTATGTTGAATGTCTTTGCACACAACTCGCTGTGTAAGTCTCCGTCTTCATTGAAGACTTTCAACCATAGAGGGTCTTGACTGAATTCAGCCATTACCCGTAATTCGCAACCACTGTAATCTCCGCCTACTATCTTCCAACCTTCTTCGTGAATGAAACATTCTCTCATTCTACCTCCCATTTCACTTCTTGCTGGGATGTTCTGCAAATTAGGACTATCTGTAGAGACACGTCCTGTACTTTGGTTCTGCCAAAAGGATGTATGTATCCTATTCGTTACAGGATTTATCATCTTTGGCATTGTCTTAGCGAATCCGTTGTACAGCTTTGTAGTTTTTGCATACTCTATCAACTTTGGAATGATTGGATGCTCGTTCTTATGAACTGACAGAGATCGTTCTGAGGTATCTTGTATCTCTGGGTTAATCTGTTTCAACAGTGGTAATTTCTGTTGCCAGCTACCCCAGTTTATTCTCGTCTCTACTGTGTCCGAGAAAAGATCAAGTTGACGCATTCCCATTCCTGTAAATAGGTCTGACTCGACTACGATTTTGTCCAGTTCTTTTTCTATACGTATGATAGATTCCTTCAATTCTTCCTTGATCTGTTCCCATTTGACCAGATCGAGTTTTAACCCGTTGAATTCCATCATTGCAAAGGCCAGACAAGAACGATTTTCGATTCCCAGTACCGTATGAGGGTCTTGATGGTCCTCTTTCGCCATGTGGAGGCTTTGAAGCTTCAGATGCGTTCCCCGCATTATTGGGATAAGGCATTCTACGTCAGCCGCACCATATCTTATTACCCTGCCAGTTAGCCCTTCAATGTGAATCTTCCCACGCACTGACTTGTCAAGCCGCATATCCGAGTAGCGTGCTGCAATCGCATCCAGTGCGAAGAATCCCTTCTCCTGTTTTCTTCCTGCATAGATCAAGCACTCTGCTACCATCACATCGTAGATGTTCAGGAGATACACGCCATACTGCATAAAGAATTTCAGATCAAACTTCGCATTCTGTAGTACCTTCGTGGCTCTTGGTTTAGCCATTTCATTCAGTATTTCCATACGTTCTGCCGTAGACATAGACTGCCAATCTACGACATACTGTACTTCCTCATTCCCTACCTGAAGAGAAATGAGGTCATTCCTCATAATCTGAAGAGAAGTAAGGTCATTCCTCATATTCCAAGCTCCGGTAGTCTCTGTATCCACTCCATAGACCTGTTCAGTTCTCATGAACTGTAACAGTGGTTCTATAGAGTTCACTGTTGGAATTTCGCTAGAATCCCAAATTCCGAGTTGTTTAGTGATGAATATTATCATAATCCTCCTTATACATTCCGCATTTTACGCAATATTGCCTTCCTGTAGGTGACATTACTCTATTTCCGGATACGAAGCCATCTGTTACGTATTCATCTACAAAGTAATGCTCTTCTTGTTTTTCGTGACACAAAGCAAAGCAGTGCCAACATGTCTTAAACTTAAAGTATTCTATTCCTACCTGAACGTCTTGTTCGTCAAGTCTAGGTACTCTAAGCTCGTCATATTCGTACACTTCTCCTTTTTGTATGACTTCTCCGCAGGTGTCGCAGATGTGTTCTTTTCTTGCTTTCCTCTTCATAACTTCTCTTTGTACTCCTGAAAGCTTACTCCTATCTGTTCTTCCAGACTAGAGTACGTCTCTGTTGCACGCCTACCAGCCTCTACAATACCTGTCATTATCATGTCTACAAGTAATTTATATGCCAACGATTCCATTACCTGACCTTCATCATCTAATGACTTTACTATTATGGAACGTATAGCAATTACAAGATTAGGTTGATTTGGTATATATGCTACCAGCCTTAAAGTGTACTGATAGTATCCTTTTTTCTCGTCCATGATAGTTGGCCCTGTCGTGTTTAAATAGAACTTTACGTTCTTGTGCAGGTAGTAGCTGTTTAGAGATTCTACAACCTCATTCAAAAGTTCTCTGTAGATTTTCATCTAAGTGTTGTTTTGGTAAGATAAAAAAATGGCGCAGCCCTCCACAAAGGAAGACTACGCCTTCAGTCCCAAAATTCCAAGTCTTCAGTATTTAATATCCTTATAGCGGGGATTATCGTTCACCGCCAGCAGTTCCGCTCCGGGAAGAATAACTCCGTTACGCAAGAAAGTCAGTACTTCACTCAGTACGTTTTCCGCAAAGCCTGTTACAGGCAAGAAATTCTCGCAGCGGATGCTAGACATCCGGTTACTGCGGAGTCCCCACCAGATGACCAGAGGATACCAGCCAATCTGTGCGGCATCAGCCATGCACTCTGTAGGGTGTTTACCCATGTTGTTCTCTTCGTCGGTAATGAAAAGAAGAGCAACAGGTAGTTCCTCCGGCGTGCAGTGTCCGTCTTTCACCAACTGGATGAAATGCTCGAAGCAAGCACCCATGTTGGTTGCAGACACCAAACTCCACTGATCCATACCTCTGCGGGCCTCTCTCATCCTGCGAAGGTTCTGCTCAAACGTCCATTTGGCATCGATTGTCGGTTCTTTTTTCCTTTCTTCCACTTTGGCAACCTGGAATTTACCAGTCTTGCTGTATTTGGAAGTGGTTCCTACGACGACTGCATCTTTACCAAATACCATGAACTCGTTTTTGTACATGGGGTTTTTGTGCATCGTAGAGAATGTCACGGCCAGCGTATTTGCAATGTCAATCATCGCTATATCTGATTGGTTATAGCTCTCCATACTTCCCGACCAGTCGATAATGGTATAGACGTCTCCGTCTAGTTTATCCATTAAGTCAACCATAAGGTTGCTATGCAGGTTGTTTGCTGTGGAAATGTCATTCTCTTTCATTAGCTTATAAAGCAGATCATAGGTCTGAAGTCCACCTCCGGTTTTCGCCTTGGAAGCTTTTCGAAGGAGTTTTGCTCCTTCTTCATCGCCTTTCGACAGGGCGGTACGGATTTTCTCTGCTACTCGTGTTTCATCTTCTTTCCAGGCGTTGAATACCTGGGAAGCTCTTTTCCACTTATCCGTATTCTTCATGGATTTCTCCACTCTGAATCTGGCATGGGTAGCCATTTTGTCGAAATGGTCCTTGATTGTAGCTTCCGGCAAAGCGTCAAAGGCAGCTCCTTTTGACACCTGTTGTTCGATGGTGCGCTGATTTTCCTTTCTCCAGTTGGCGTAATCAGAAACAGTCCACCCCATTTCCTCACAGATGAGGTTGATGAAGTGGTTGTTTACATTCACAACCGACTGTGTGGAAGGCAGCAGATTCGTAGTCCAGCGTTTCACTGTACCGTCCTTTAAAACCTTCTTACGCCACCGCTTTGTTTTACGGTATTTCGGCAACCACTTCGCCAGAAGACCTTTGTCCTCTTTGCTACGGATGTAATCCGCAACAAACTTGGCGATTGCTTCATAGTCGAAATCAGACAGTTCTGTCTTTTCAACCTTTGCAGGTCGCTTGTGGCTGGACTTTTTGGTAGTCCGAATCTGGTTGTACCAGAGGTACTCCCACTTGACGAAATACGGTACTGTCCAAAGGTTCGCATAGAACCATTCCGGCATGTAGTGTTCTATCCACCGGATAATGATTCGAGAGATATAACCCAGCTCTTTTCCGGATTCACGATCTATGATCTGGAACAGGTTGCGGAGCAGTAAAGTCTTCTCTTCATCAGTAGTCCCCCCAATAAGTCTTGTCAACTGGTCATAGACCAACTGCTCGTTGGGTTCTTTTGCTGATTTTTTGATGGTGTTGATCGTTACACTCATCGCAGCCAGCTTTTTCTGATCTACTCCTGTAGGAAGCAGTATCTCTGTACTTTTCTTCATGGTGTCTGTTATTTAGATTTTGAAAATTACATCCAGTAACTGTCCGGATATCCGAACGTGTGAAAGTCGTTACGACCATCATATTCATTATTAAGATTCCAGCCAGATTGCCTTTTGGTCTTTTTCTTTGGCTTGAGTTCTTGTATTTTATCCCTTGTCGTGTAGTTCTGAAGCGCGACTCTACCTTCTTTCACTGCCTCTCTTGCCTTGTCTCCGATGTAGTAAGCGCAATCAGGATTTAATAATCCTGCTTTGTGCCTCTCAATAAACTCTACTTCTTTTCTTGTCATGGTGTCTGTTGTTTTTAAGTTGAAAGATATTGTACGCCCGGTGGGACTCGAACCCACACGTCGCTAGAACACTGGTTCCTAAGACCAGCGCGTCTACCAATTCCACCATCCGGGCAATTATAACTTAAATAAAATACGGTCTACCTGTTTTCTTGAGATACACAACCGGTAATATTTGTTCCGGTGGCGTAAAATTTAATTTTTCTACTATCCGATACACCACCTCATCAACTTTATACCATATCCCATTAGCAGAAATGTATTCCAGGCGAGCAGGCACATTGTTAGAATGCCACTGAATGTCGAGCGCCTCATTAGTGTCGATGTCAATAAACGTTGTTTGCATTTGCTTAGATTTATTTGTAATTACAGTAATTGTGATCCCGACAGGATTCGAACCTGTGACCGTCTGCTTAGAAGGCAGATGCTCTATCCAACTGAGCTACGGAATCCATTCATACTTCTTTGTTACCGTCAACCCTGATGGATGCCAGGATTTTGTTACTGTTAGTTTGTATTTTTTCCAAAAGATTATTCTCCCGTCACTAAGTTTAACTGGAAAGAATGCAAATCTTTTTTTTGTTTTTATTGTGTCTTTCATAATTGTGATTTGAGATGCTGCTCCTCGTAGTGGTCCCTGCAAGACTCGAACTTGCGACTTCCTGATTATGAGTCAGGGGTTCTAACCAACTGAACTAAGGGACCAGCGGTTAAACAAAAAATAAGGAGTGCCGAAGCACTCCCTTGTCTCTCTGTCAAACTTTTGTAGCTGGTTTGACCCAGCAACCTTCAAAACCTAAATTTGATGCTCTACAATGAGCTATACAAAGTTTTTTTGGTTCTAAGAGAGACGGTTATGATAGAAGTTTGGTCCACTGACTGCTAAAACGTTGCCGGATTTACAAGTCTGGTGTTTTTAGTTTTAGTTCTAAGTGGACCTTATAAGGTCGGAGGAGCCGGAATCAAAAAATCCCCTTTTGATTTGTTCAACCGTATCGGCTCCCCCTAATCTTTGATCGAAGTAGGAGGGACCAGCACTTACCTGTTTGAATCGGTATTTGGGAGGCTGGCCCCTCTTTTTGTCGTCTCGCTGCCTATTTGCTCTAACCAATTAAGCTAATTTCCTCAAAATCGAGAAAATATAGGACTCGAACCTATAACTTTTGTTTGTTCTAAGCGAGACGTTTTTTCTTTGGAACCCCCTGACTAAGACACCATGCGTACATGATACTAAGGGGGTTCCTACGTTCAGCGGAAGGGATTTGATTTGTAGTTACCTTCTACGGGCTAGACTTCCGCCTACGTTTGTCTTAGTCCACTGTCTGTTTTAAAATGCTTCATTTTAAGTGAAGTGCGTATACCATTTCCGCCATATAAGCTTTCGCTTATAGCAGGATTTGAACCTGCAAATTTTGTAACTATGTTACAGTTCTAAGTGGACTTTTGTGGGGAGGGTAGGAATCGAACCTACGTTAGGATACATTATGAGTGTACTTGAAAGTTTTAGTTTAGTTCTAAGAGAGGATTCACCTCTCTGTCTCTAAGACCAACATTTCAACCTCCCCTAAAAAAGATACAGAGGGCCACGATTTACCCTAAAGAGCCTTGCGCTTCCCTTTCGTCTAAAAGAAAGGCTCTTGCCATCACGTTGCGCTGTATCTTGCTTTTTAAAATGTCCCTCTGACAACTTAGCCAGTTTAACCAAAAAAACGTCTAAAGTTTTAGGTTCTAAGAGGGACATGCGCTACTAACAAATTGTCAAAGAAAAAAGACAGTCCGAATACAGGTAGGGTACGGTTAATATTACCTGTCTGTCTTTCATGCACAAACCCCTTGTTTCCGTGTTCATTCGTACTCACTTCATCAAATCCCTGGTGTCGGCACACCTCACCTCCTGTCGTGGTGAATAAGATAAGATTACTTGTTTGTGGTACGTGTGGACTCTACGCTGCCTGGTGTACCTGGTCCTGTAGAGTAACAGGAACGTTTGAGAGTATCTGGCTGTGCGGACCAGATACTTACAGAGCTACAGCGACTCAATACCAGCAGCCTTTGCTGCTTCGATGATAGCCTTAGCCTTTTCCCTTTTCGACTTGCGGGTTTCGTTGGCATCCAGATAAATCTGTGCCTGACGGGCCGCTTCTTTCAGTTCGATGAGCTTCTCGATGTTCTTTTGCTCAATGAGGGCTGCGCGAACCAGGATGAAGGCTTCCTCTGCTGTAAACACGATGTCCTCATCGAGAGGAGTCGTGTGAACAAAGAGGGGAACCTTCTCATCACCAAAGACCTCCGGATCAATGGCTTGACGGCTCATTCGGTCGTAGTAAAACTGGTAGGCTTTTTGGAGGTGCTGCACTCCGTACAACTCAGGGTTGCACAGGTCAGAGAACGTAACCTCACTGGCGCTACCAGTTTTACTCTTAAAGTTTCCGGTCTGGTAGGGAGATATCAGCACCCCACGACCGTACTTGTTGAACTTGGCGATGACTGCATCGACTTGTTCTTTGCTGTACTCAATCTTTTTCATTGACTGATTATTTTTACTGTGTTATGAATCCAAATGTACAAAGGTTTTCTGAAATAGTCCAGACCAATTTCTGAAAAATTCAGTTTCGATCTGTCGTCTTTCAGTTAATCCTCTGAGCCTCTTTCCTTTAGCGTGTACCCAAAGATGGAATGGAGGTTCATTTCCTTCCTGAATATGTCTCAGAGTACGTGTTCCCTTCAGTCGGTACGGTCCGACATTGAAGAGAAACAATGCTAAAGCGTATCTCTCGCCTTCTTCCAAGTTGTTCGACAAACGATCAACATGGTTCAAAGCTTCTGTGAGGTCTTGAAGCAACAGACTGTCAGCCTGTTCTTCTGTAATGATCATACCTCTTTTGACCTCTTTGGTATGACCATAGCCAATTGTCCACATCCCACCGGGACATTTATACGACTCCAATCGGAGTCCTTCCATGTCTTTCAGCAGATAAAGGGACAATTGAAGAAGACTGTCCAGCCTAGTAGGCTGACAGACCTCTTGTTTTTCCAACCTGTCAGTCAAACCCAAATTGGACTGGCAGGGTGAAAAACCCTTTATCGGTAGTGAAAAGATGAACAGAATGATAAGTAAAATTGTGTCATTCTTCACGAGATTAGGTTTTGTTAGAAAATACAGGACGACTGCGATCTACATACTATGGTATAGTGCAGCCGCCCTGCTTTTTTAGGCCGTTTGGAGTGAATCTCTGGCCTTCTCTTTTATGGCAGACAACATCTTTCGCATAGACTCTGTCATGGCTATGCGATCAGTTGTTTCCCATCTCACTGCCTTGTAATTGGTGTGTTCATCCACAGTGATCCATACAATATGCTGGTTTTCTCTTTTACCATCATAGTGTACAGCACTGTGACTGATACAACCTATCTGTTCTGCCAAGTCTTTCGACTTCTCGATCAGAGAGGCTCTTCCCAACTCGGCAGTAGGAAGTTCGTATCCCTTGGATTGAGTCCCCACGAATGCGATGTGGCTGCCATCGAAGATAGCTACCAATACCAATTGTTCGTTTCTCATGGTTACTCAACTAGGTTTAAAAATAAAGATGTAAAGAGGCGCAATGTACAACTCTTTTTTATTCCGCACAACTACTGGTTCAAAGACCAGATAGATGCCCCAGCTTACACCATCTTGTTAATGTAAGCTTGACAAGGATTCTCACCTTGTTGAAGAGACTGCTACCAGCCTCTGCTTTCCTCTTCGTGTCTGTGTATGAACTCTCTCAACCTTTTCCTGTGGTATTGTTCAATTCTCATGATCTTCAATATTTCGGAATAAGACTGATTGGACTCAAGCATCTTTATGATGTTGAGTAAATGAGGATCGCTTAGATTCTGTATCCTTATCAAAGTCTCTTGTCTGGTTCTCCATACAAGATTCTCCTCCAGATACGCGTCTAATAAAGACGTTTCTTTTCCTCTATTCTGTTCCTCCTCCCATAGTTCTTCAGCTAACGCTCTGTCAAAAGCATCGTCTGCCATATCTCCCATGATCTTTTGTTTTTTGGTTAATGAAAAAGGAGCCACTCAATTAAGAGCAGCTCCTGGGGGTAGATGCACCGTAATGGGTGCAACACTTCTCAATCCATGATACGAGTGCCAGTGATCGGATTCGAACCGACTACAACAGGGGGATTTACCCCTGCCACCTTACCAATCGGTGACTCACTGACATTTGGTAGAGGTACTCGTCTCGTGTTACCCCTACCTAACACCGGAATTCTTCACACCTTACGGTGCTTACCCTTCCCCCAGTTCCAGGGAAGGATATCCCGACATGTGTTTTTGATGCTGTGAAAGAAACCACCGGGTACTGCCGGAAGATTCTCAAGACCTTTCGGCTGATTGTGTTTCCTAACACGCTTGTACACCCCTATACGGGATACGGGTTTGTACTCAGCTTTTCCTTGTTTGACCAACGCATTGCGTTTGTCCTTGTGTGTACGTGCCATATTTTGGCTTTTAAAGTGAAGAAATAATAGTTATCTCATAGTGTGTTCTTCACTCTACTTCCTTGTTTTCAAGATGACGTCTGATCGATTTCAGACAGTCCTCTTTTTCAACCTTGTATGTCTCGGTATGGTTCCAACCTTTAAACTCTTGGTTGAAACCAAACAGTAGCTTCTTGTAGTCTTCCTTCGCCCTTTCTGGCAGATTATCTGCTGCCTCTTGGCAAAGGAATATTTTGCACGAAAGATTTTGAGTAGGGCAGCCGTTGTTGAACAGCTTGCAGTCTCCGCAACAACCCGTAGGGCTGTTCTTGAAGACTCCTCTCCTCATACCGTGACAAGTGGTATTTCCGTCTTGGTCAGTTCTCCAACCACAGACGTTGAAGGCTTTGAAAAAGCCGTCAAATGTTAAACACCACTTCTGGTATTCTTTCTCCAAATCTTTCTTTGTAAATAATCCCTGCTCCATGCTGCGACAGTTTTTTTCTTATATCCTCTTTGTTACTCCAGCCAAAGTCTAACTTCTGGACTTGAGTACCGTTATTTTTCGCAAGGTACACATCTTCTATGTATTGCTCCTTGCTAATGTAGAATTTTCTGTGCAGTACCTCTCTATGATATGCACGATCTAGTAGAACGTACGCATCATAGTTCCCCTGATCTTGCAGGTTGGCTTTCGCCTTACTGCATAGCCAGGATTTACATTCCAGGTTGGACGTAGTGCATCCATCTGACGAAGCGTGACTACATCCGCTACAGCAAGCAAACGGGCTGTTGTAATAAGGATGACCTTTGAACTGGTCGTCTCTCATTAGCGCACAGGTTCCATTCTCCCACTGACAGGGGTTGAAGCTTTTTAAGAAAGAGGACCACAAAAAGTCCCACTTTTCAAACAGTTCTTCTACCCCACAAGTGGGTTTGCTGTAGCTATGACGCTTGTCTAGCATTTCGTAGTCTATGTCTTCTCTTTTCTTCATAGTAGCTGTTCTGCCTGATCCACTAAAATTTCGTCCAGGTGTTCAAAGAAGGTATGGACGAATATCTCTCTTTTCATCTCTGTCAACGCCTTTATAAAGACATCGTTACTTGATGTCTTATTTTTGTTAGCCCTGTACAGTATTATGTCTAATTTGTTTATGAGGCTACTGGGTATACCCATTCTTTTGCCTCTTTTTTCAAGAAGATGCTGTAGTACAGGTTCAGGTATTTCTACCGTTTCTACCTGCTGTAATCCCAATTCGTTCAACACATTTTGCGTCAGATGTTTGATCTGTTCCTTTGTCATGGCGTCTTTTTTTTGATTATAAGCGCATTTAAGCGGGTTTTCACCGCAACCAGTTACCCAAAAAAGGGAGATCGCTGGCCTACCTTGGATCAAAAAAAAGACAAGTCCTGACTTTGCACTCTCCAGAGTTCGGTCTGTGACTTGTCTTAAAGATAGGCTGCCCATCCGAAGACAGGCAGCCTGAAAACCCCAAAAAACCAATCCTTAAAAGAAGGCGGCTAAACAATTACCCCATAAAACAGATGCGTAAGAGGATTACGCTATGTGAGAAAACTAGTGCCGCCCTCGTATCTTATCGTAGTACTATTTGGATGAACATAATGTCCACCCAGAATTCTTTGGTTTCTCTGTTGTAAAAGCAAGCCAACAGTGACCTGCTTTTTAGTCCAGTGTGGACTGTCAGGATTCCAAATCCTTTCAGCACACTGTCTCCCTTTTCAAACAGTTCTACATTCATGTCAGTTGTTTTGTGCCGGAAGTCCCCTCTGTGTGGTGGGTTAGAGGGATTCGAGGGGACCCCGGCGTTTCTTTATCTGCTGAGGTAACTTTGTACGTTAACCTCAACTGAAAATTCTTTGTATTCTTTCTCCGACAGTGCGTGTAGCACTATCCAGTAAGCCTCATAGGCTTCACTGGTGTCGCTGACTCCGCTCATGCGTTCTTCTACCATTGCAGTGATCTGTGCAACGGTAAAATCTTCGGTGATCTGAGTCAATATTTCTTGTTTTTCTACCTCCTTACCGCCTTGGTCGTAGTACCAGAGCAGTAAAGGTAATCCTAAAATCAGGACTACAAAGATAGAAATAGCAATAAATCCTCCAATGTCTTTCATGGTATTGAGTTTTGTTGTCTTCAGTGATGCTGTTTCAAACCTGTAGCACATCACTAATCGCACACTGCACTCCCACGAGTGCTAGGACTTTACACCTTCTTCTCACGTCTGGTGTAAAGAACGCTACTTGTCTGTGAGAAGTACCGATGATCTGACCAACCGACAGTGGTTGATTTTTCAAAGGTACAGCCAAGTAGCTGCCTACTCTGTCTCCGCTGGTTAGGCGTTCGGCAATCTAGTTTCTTCGGCGTGTTTACTAGCCTCCACAAAGATTAACCGAGATCAGAGTAACGTCCTCCCTCTCGGTGGACTGTCAAAACATAACCATAGTTTATTATCCTTCACACCAACTAATCTTGCATTTAACACTCCAGCTTTTTAGGAGTGTGTAGTGTTTCGGATAAGCAGTTGACAAGACTACAACTATGGTGAGGCGCTTTCATCCTCATATTCTACTCTACAGTTGTCTCTATTGCTGCAACAATAGCTGTAGGCTATTAAAAAAAATCAACGTGCATTCTCCCCCAAACGCTGTGACGGGGAATGTCTTAATGTTCCCAGCTAACCACTAGCTGGACATTATTACTTGACGTTTTGGGGTAGTGGTACCCCTCACATACGACTTCCATCTTTTCTGTGTCTACCTCCCAAACCCCAATGAGGCTTGGGTCATCTTTTACATGGCTAGCATAAGTATTAGGTGGAAGCCAGTCCGCCGATATCTTCGAACGGAATGTTCCGTGTGGTGCCTGAATCTCTCCAACCCAATTTTCGACGGATTGGAGCTTAACCATACTAATAAGTATGGTCAAGTCGCCTTTTTTAATCTCTAACATATTTCCCGCCATTTTTTAATCCGGTTGGCGCTCCGGGGTTTGGTTTTTTTGCAGTATTGCTTGCCCTGCTTGGCTTGCTCTGTATTTCTACAGTCTTGTAAGCATCCCATATCTCTTTCGAGACTTAGGGTAAAAGTAAGCTCCCAGCATTATACTCGCTGGCACGAGTTTTAAATATTACTGTTATCGTACAGCAGCCTCCACATGGAGAAACGCCCTTCTTTAACGGTGTCAGTGGTGACACGCAGAGTTTCGCATCCTTTATCTACTCTGCCAAGGTAGTATGGTTATCCTTTAGCCCATACCAGCATATACTACCATTATCGCATGTAGTCCTGCGTGTAAAGCTATGACTCGCTTTACATTGAGATCATCGGATAAGAGTACTAATATACTCTTTTGCCCGTTCTGTTAGAACGAACTTCCACCTCATAAAGGCGAATGTCCTTCTTTACATTACGGACAATCCGCATGGCTGCACGTAGGTCACGTACAACATCCGTAGTTACGGAGTTGTCGTCCCAGTGCATCCACACTACATATCCCTTCACTCTTTTAGGATTTAGAATGCTCAATTATTACCACTAACATCAACCCATAGTGGTGTTGGGTAAAAACAGCCATAACTGGAGTTTCCCTTTACTCCTTTTAGCCTTGCACTGTGGCCGTATTAAACGGGCAATGCGCAAGTACTTGATATACCTACCTAATGAGGTAGGAAGCGTACTGGCTAACATCCGGTTTTATCCAGATTGTACGCTTAGTAGTGAAGAACTTTGGATTCGAACCAAAACCAAGTGCCTACACACCAGTCATTCTATATCCACATCTGTAGGGATGCTTCAAAAAGAATGTTACACCATAGCAAAATTACTATGGCAGCTCTGCCATTAAGCTAGTTCTTCATAGAGATTTCCCGCACAATGCTACCATAACATTTCCGATATGTGGTAGCTACTTACTGTAACTTTATTCGCTACAGTAAGGCAATCCTAAAGCTGGATTGCTGCCATCCTACAGGTTGCTTATACCTGTAGTTATCCCATTTAAGGGCTTTCACTTCTCTACTACTGGAGGTCGTATGTCGTCAAAAGACTCACACCTCCAATAGCATGAAGTAATGGAACATTAAAGACAACAACAGAGAAGCCCATCTTAAAGACTCCTCTGTTGTCCGCTGTCCGATCTTTTTTTTCGCTAAGTAATATGCTAGTATCGTAATCTCATGATATAGAGGTATTGGTGACTTGTAAAAGACAGCAGCAAGGTTTAGACCAAGACATCACTTGTGATGGTTATGTTTAGCTCTCCGGTCGGCTAAGGCACATAACAAAGCCTCAAGGTTATGATCCTTGTTACTGCTATCTTTTAACAGACTATTTGGTTCGGATACTCTCTCACAGTATAGAAGCCGTCTGTCAGGGCATCTATGAGAGAGTAACAGACCCACCTAGTAGGTCTGTTATTTGTTATACGGAGAATTCAAACTCTCGCTCATCGCCAATCCACTTCATGTCATCAGACACAAAGTTGTCGACGTGATAAGCTGGATTCTGGTATTCCTTTCTCAGGAACCTCGTATATCCGTATTGTGCGTTGATAGTGGTCATGGCGACCACTTTGACCAGAGATTCCATGTTGTTGATGTAGGTATAGCCGTAGCTAGTACCTTTAGCTTCCATGATCTCTGTGTAATCATCAAGCTTTTCCAGTAAGTACGTAAGAGTATGCATCTCGCTAATGTGCTTATAAGACTTATATACAGTCTTGATAAGAGTGAGAATCTCTACTTCGCGGCGTGTCAGTTGCTTTTTCATATCATTGGATTGAGTTGATTACAAAGTAACTACCGTAGGCATTCGCACGAGTCATACTCATTACACTGGAGTATTGCTACACACACGATGCAGCATCCCAGTCAGCCTACGGTAGTATTCCACATGGACATGCCGATAACAATCCGACACTTAGTCCACCTTCGTTGTTTAGGCGATAGGTTGTGGATTTTTTTTATGTACAGTACCTCAAACCTGCACATTGCTAATCAGGCGGCTAATACCAACATTACTGAAGGTATTATCTGATCTTCTACTGAGTCTCTAACCAGTGAGGGTCAAACGGGCCTCACATGCCTTCTCTTATCTCAGCGTTCTGTAGAGAGGCAGATGTCCAAGGACTACGAGATTATCATCCTTGGCATGAATCGGATTCTTTTAAGGGTGAATCCTGAATATCCCTAAACAGCTAACTCGCCTTCCTCTTGTTCAGACAGTTCGACATCAGAGTACCAGCAATTGCTGTTCTGGATGTCTTGTCTTAACTGAGTTAAGCAAGCTACTGCTTTATCTTTAGAGACGAACACAGCGTAAATACGCCATTCACTCCAGGGAGTAAATTCTTGTGCTGTCTCTATAGTTATTACGTACAGTTTCATGGTGATAGATTTAGGTTAACGATACATTTGTTTACCTGTCTATCTGAAACTGCTATGTAAAATCACAGTTAGATTCATAAAAATGAGGATTTGTGAAAAAGGTTTGAGAGGGCGTCAGGTTCCTGACTCGTCTCTTCACTCCTCTAATCACCTCATAATCACCATACTATGTACCGAATTTTCTTCCAATTGTCAATTCACCGCCCTTTGATTGTGAAAAATTGTCCGAATCCTGCATTTCTACAGGACTCGGACAATATCTCCGGCGGTCAGAAGGTCTGCTCTTCAGCAGCCAGGTCTTCAGACTGCTCCGCATAGGATGCGGCGGCGTTGCTGGAGATTTCAGACTCTCCTTGCAGCCACAGCGGCATGTAAGCCTTCTCAGCCGTTTGTTCCCGCAGGTCAACATCTTCCGACTTGGTGGTGCGGAAGTAGTAACGGCGGAACATAGGCTTTCCATTGCGGTAGACCACTTCACCGGATTCGTCGCATACGATCTGAGATCTGGACTTCTCTTCAACGGAAACTCCGTTGGCGATATCGCCCTCTTCAAGGATCGGAACGAACGAAAGAGTCCTGGTGATGCAGCAATTCGGCATGGAAGCCAGACGCTGGTCAACCTGTTCTTTGGTAGTTCCTTCAGGTACATTGATCCACACGACGCGTTCACTGCTGTACGGCGTTTCTTCTCCTTCAAAGGAGAACAACTCGTCGTGTCCAGCATTGACAGCCTCGTTAGGATAGTACGTAGTCACAGTCTGACGCAGCTCTGCTTGAAGCTGATCATACTGAGAAGAAACTACTTGAGTACAAGTGACTTTGGAATGTTCGGTACGCATAGTAAATATATTTACAAGGTGATAGAAATCCTTCCTAGAAATATGCAGGGGGGTATCCCCTGCAATCATTAGTGGGGGCTAAAGAATAGAGGGGGTTCACCATTTCACCCCTACCCCCTAATTTTTTTCGGGTTTCAGAAATAGGTAAGGTATTGTAGGGGGGGGGGTATTAAATCCTTTGATTTTTAGGGTATAGTACCCCCACCTCTAAAAATTTTTGGAGTACTGGATTTTTCTACCCTGTCAGTTTTTCTGGGTTTTCTTTAAAATGTTCAGTATCTTTATGTACAAAATGGCTTAAATTGTAGATGATGAGAAAAAGACCAAGAAGACTTGTTAGGAAGACCGTATGTCTGTTCAAAGGACATGATATGAAGGTATCTAGGAATTACGGTTCTTATGTTTCTAGCTATTGTAGTAGATGCGGGAAACTTCATTATGAGTATGTTACTGTAGGAGGAGCCTCTACTATAGAGCTGTGGGAAGGTTTTATAGATAAGGAGTTCAAAAAAAGTAAGATTTGGTATGACTCCCTTTCCAGGATGCAGAAGATAAAGGTGATTGTAGTTGAGCGTCTCAGAGAGTTTAAAGATTGGTTGACTTATTAAAAATGTATAGCATGGACAAGATGAAAAAATTCCTGGAGATCAAGAATCTCGTAGTTGAAGATGTAGAAAGGTATCTTTTAGAGGTGTTCTATGATAGAATAGAGAACACTTCAGTTAAAGGCAAAACGACGATTAGTGTAGTCCATAAGACTGACAGGGTTGATAGATCGGAGTTTTTCTCTGCTGTAATAAAGACTCCTGATAAAATGATTATGACGGGTAAAGGTGGGTTGAAAGAGTATTTTGACTCTGGTGGAAGGTATGATACGTTGTCTTATAATGGTGTTAGTTATGATTGGGACAAGACGGATTTTAACACTATTTGTGATCTTATGGGTATAGAGGCGAAAGGTGCAAACCAGTCAGTCCTTTTGAGAATCATTGACTGTTCTATAGATAGTACGACTTATGCGCCTTTTTCTATTATTGTACTTACCTTGGATCGTAACTTCAGTGAGCGTATTGATGCACAGAGTGGGGATTTTGTATCTGTGAACGGTAAGGCTTTAGAGTTGGTGAAGATCGCAGGAAAACAGATAGTTTGCAAGATGCTGACTACGTTTGATACTATTGGCTTTATTACTAAGAAAGAGAACTTTATAGGAGAGTACGTGCATAAGATTAAATCTAGTCATTCTTAATAATTTTTGTTATGAACACACAATCATTTCCTGCAAGGTCTGTAGTAGTAGGCTACGCTTATTACAGAGGACAAAATTTAAGAGCTGTAAGCTCTATTAGTTTACGCACATTTGCATTCGATCAGGCATTACCTGATAGTTTTGGTGTGCAGAAAGATGATCGTCTTATGAATGATCTTATTTCTGTTATTGTACAGAATGAGTTGATCAGAGATATCAATCTTTCAAGAAGCGGAGAGTGGATTGAGATTGTATCATGTTCTGAGAAACTCAGATCGAACATGGTACTTCACTCTGACGAACTGCAAAAAGTGGCCAGTCTACCTGCTGAAGAGTCCAGACCCCTCTGATTTTTTCCCCCTGTCAGTCAATTAGTTATGAGTGGGATGAGTTTTTTTAGGTGAAAAAAGTTGGTTTTATCAAAAAAAAATGAAAAAATTGTGGAGGGAGGGTGGGGAGGAACCTTATAATACTATATAATTATTATATAGTTAATAATAAATAACTTAGTATTGTATATCTATTATATAATACTGGGCGAACTGGGCGAACTCTATCATTTTGTGAACGCCTGAATAAAACGACTTATTTTGCCTATCTTGTTCATGCCATAAAGATCTTCTTGTCTGAGGAAAAGGGTCTTTAAGAGGATACTGGAAACGGTGTCCTCTTTTTTTATGTTTGTACTTGCATGTTGTAAATATTTATCGTTAACTTTGTACAAACAGTAGAATAATGATCGACGGGTCTGACAAGAATAAACAAAAGCTAAGCAAGAGTATACCTGTTTCAGGTAAGCCTGAGTTTTACAAGAGACATTTGAACATATTGAATGCGCTTATACCGAACAAGGAAAAGCAGCTTACAGAGAAAGAAGTTGAAGTTCTTTCTTTGTTTATGTGCGAACCTGTAGATTACAGGTTTAGTACAGAAGCCAGAAAGAAGGTTATGGACGCGCTTACTCTTTCAAGAGCAGGAGTTTCTAATTATCTTACACAGTTACTACGTAAAGGTTATCTCGTCTCTGTTAATACCAGAATGAAGTATGCTGTGAACCCTGCGGTAGAGCCTGTAGCTGATTATCTTCAATATGATATAAATCTGGAACTTGACAACTCATGACGGTAGTAGGATGGGAAAGAGTGATAAAAAGAGCGTATGAACTGTTTATTGAAGAAGAAGAGGAAGATGTTTCATTTGAAGAGTTCAGACACGCTGTGATGTCTTTATTTCAATGCTTTGTCGGGCATATAAGAAAGGGCTTGTTTCCTGTGCTTCGATTAAAGTATTTCGGCTCTTTCGTCCCACAGGACAGATTCGTAAAAAACGAACTGATCAAATCAGCCTTCATTCTACGGAAAGGTATCAAGAAAGGAAAGGTTAATTTTTTTCACAGGGAGTATTACGAACTACTTTTGAACTATGCCAGAACTTCAGAACACATCAGACAAATCCTACCTGAAAGTATTGAAGCTTATGATACGCTTCTTGAAGCTGTCAGGGAAGGGAATCAAAATGATGATGTCGGGACAGTATAAGCTGCCCGACATTTTTCATTTTTTGACAGGCGAGTGGAGATTTTTTATTTACTATGGAGTCGATCCTCTGTGGTTGTCGGAAAGGGTAAGATTTACTTATGAATACAGGGTGGAGAAAGTAAGACAGAAATCTTTGGAGTGTATAGAGAACGGACATTGTGTAGTCTGTGGATGCGTTACTCCTGATCTGTTTTTTGCAAATAAGGCAGACAAAGGAGGATGCTATCCCAAGATGATAAGTAAAAGGGATTATAAGGCAATGAATATCCGCACAAAAGAACTTTTAGTTTATATCTACGAAAACTATGAAGAACTTCACATTAAATAAATAAATATGGCTGACGTAGTAAGAAGTCAATTGGAATGGGATGCTACAGTAGTTAATCTTGGAGACGTTGAAGTAGGTAAGAAGTATCCAGTCACGTTTACGTATATGGGGAAGGATACTATCCTTAATGTAGTGCCTGGATGCTCTTGTACTGTCGCCTCTGTTAAGAACAATGTGGTAACAGTTATCTACAAGATACCACAATTGTCACCTTTGGTGAATTCTACAATTCAGCCTACTGTTAAAACAATCGCAGTGACGCTGACAGATGGAGAAAACCAAAGAACCCAAATATTGACTATAAAAGCTGTTCGTCATGGCAAGTAAGTTTGAAGGTATAAAATATTTTACTTCCTGGGAGTTTGATTCTCCTGACGCTCCGGGATCAGGAGAGCTTATGGAAAGGTCTTTTCTTCTGAAGCTTGATGAGGCAAGAAGGATAGCACAGATACCCTTTATTGTCACATCTGGATACAGGACGCAAAGACACCATGACGATCTTAGAAACAGAGGATATAAGACAGCTAAAAACTCTCCACATTTGAAGGGCTGGGCTGCCGATATCAAGGTACTTACTTCGTCTCATCGTTATACGATTATCAGGGCTTTAATACAAGCTGGAATAAACCGTATCGGTATCGGAAGAACGTTTATTCATGCCGATTGCGATCCTACTAAACCGCCATATCTAGTATGGCATTACTATTAAAACATGAAAAATCCAATTACCTCTATTATCATTCTTGTTCTTTTGTTTCTGTCTGCTGTAGTGGGTGCTTTCTTCGCAGGTAAGGCTTCTGGTAAACGTGAGGTTCCTGTAACCAGAGATAGCCTGATTTACATTACTCAATACAAAGACACTTGTTTTCCTGTACAGATTGACAGCATGGAAATCTATCGGACTGTACGCAAAGGGCTAATGAAGAAAGTCAAGACTAAAAAAGTAAATGAGGTTATTGTGTCGGCAGATACTGTGGAGTCTGTAGTATCTTATACAGACAAGCATATTGATCTGGAAACTAAAATACTGCATACAGGAGAGTTAGTTGCTGTAGAACACGAGATAACCCTAGACACTCCTTACATCATTCAAAATGTATATATTACTGATACTGTACCTGTTTATACCGATCCGATAATTATTGAACATACTACAGAAAAGACTGTAGAGATTCCTGTAGAAAGATCTGCTTTTGGTGCTAAACTAGGTACAGGAACGGTATGGGACGATCCATTGCAGGGATTTGCAGTGAATGTTGGTTTATTTTATCAGGACAAAAAACGTAGAATGTATTCTATTGATGTAGGAACTGACAAAAGAATACAGGCTCATTTCTTTGTCCCAATCTTTAAGTAATGGACCTAATCACAATGGAAGGTGCTAGAGTCGTACCTAACGCTCATCTTATAGCGTTAAGTCCGTTTAGCGAACTCTGGCAAAGAGACAACTCAGAAAGAAAAGACACAGCATTAGCTGAGTTATTGTATGTGGAGTATATGTGTTCTCTTAAAAAGACAAATCCTTACAAAGGGTATGCTGAAGAGGACAGACCAGCTGCTGTAGGAAGAGCTGTATTTAAAGACGCTGACTATTGTCCTGATGAGTTGGTAAAAAAGTGTTTAGATGCCTACAAAGAGCTTTTAATGAATCAGTTACCTGTAAGATTACTTGAGGCAGCTAAAGCAGGTGCTGAAAAATTTATACTTGACATACAGAACATAGACGTAACTGAAAGAACAAAAGGAGGAGCAGCAGTTTATAAACCTGCTGACTTAATGAAAGCACTTGCAGAGTCAGACAAGGTTTTGGCTGCGCTCCAGACTTTAGAGAAAAAAGTAGAAGAGGAAGTTTACACAAAGATGAAAACCAGAGGTAATCGACAAATAAACCCTTTTGAAGAATGATATATATATCTCTACTACTATGGATTACTTATCTTGCTATCGAAGGTCTTTACGATAGCTATCTTTATCGATTTCTTCCAATACGATACAGATTCAATTCGAAAAGCATACACGTGCCTCATCTATTTGCGCTATTGCAGCGCATAGTCGTTCTTTTTCTCACTGTCAGTCATCTGAATCTTCTGGGCATTGCTTTGAATACTGTATTTCTCTGGCTGATGTTGCCTTTCATACAGACTGGATTTTATTTTGAAGGTCATTACTGGTTGACTAAGTGGTACAAAGAACTGAAACCTGTATTGGATGCTAGAGGCAAACCATATCGATTCTTTGGGTATGCGCATGCAGACTCTTCAAACTTTCCGGATAAGAATCCCTGGCTGCGCTTATTGTATTTTGTAGTAGGGCTTACTTTATTTTTCATCTTTAATATAGCTATATTATGAGTAATCAGAAATTGTCGAAACTGACCAAAGATGAACTGGTCAAGTACGCACAGCAACTGGAAACAGAGAACAACGGACTTCTTGAAAAGCTTCAAGGCTTTGAAGACATTATCGGGAAGATTCGTGACTTTGCCGTTCAGTTGGAGGAATTCGTTCCTCAGAAACTGCTTGGATGGTTCCGATTCATTCTCATGGGATTTGCAACTATGAAGGTACTGATCGACACGATTCAGGAGTTCGCAAATACCCTTGAAGAGTGGAAAAATCGGAATACGCTGCCTTCTGATCAGGCAGAGGTGAAGATCACCGAAGCGATTAGCGCAGCTAAACGTATTCCGTTGAAGGCCGGTCGAACAGTTTAAACAGCATCGAATGTCTCTAAGTGTTAGGAACTCCGAAGGATTATGGGTTAATACGCAAGGTTTTCGAGAAGAAGCCTTGCATTTTAGCAAGTACGGCTACTATTGTCCTGATCCTTGGGGTTCCCAACCTTGGGTAGAATATTGGCAGGAGCAACTAAGAAGGTGTAAGGAAGGACATAGCTCAGGAGGTGCGTATGTTACAGGCGATCATTATTTTTACCTGAATTTCTGTCAGATACAACTTACTGATGTAACAAAGCAGATAAAAGGTAAAGCTACTGACAAGAAAAAGACATTTCCGTTCTTTTGGGATGGTGACTATGATTACTATCACAATATGAACATAGCGCGTTACGGTACTACTCCTGAGAAGCTTAAAGAGTTACACCTTATAAATGAACCTAAGCAGATAGATGGTGGTAGGCACATGATTGTAGGTAAGGCCAGACGTAAAGGCTTTTCTTACAAGAATGCAGCCATAGTTGTAAACAGGTACAATTCTATACGTGGTAGCGTATCTATTATAGGTGCTTTCGATAAAAAGTATCTCTACCCAAGAGGTACGATGGCTATGGCATCTGATTATATGGATTTCCTGAATGCTCACACAGGGTGGGCTAAGAAAAGAGAATACGTAGACAGGTCAGATGCAAAAGAAGCCTCTTTTAGAGGTGAGGTTAATGGAGTATTGAGTAAGCGTGGCTATGTCTCTTCTGTACTTGCTATTTCATTCAAAGACAATCCTAGTGCGGCTCGTGGTAAAGACGGTACACTGATACTGTTTGAAGAGGCTGGCTCCTTTCCAAATCTTGAGACTTCTTATTTGGTAACTAAGCCTTCTTTAGAAGATGGTAAATATGTGACTGGGCAAATGGTAGTCTTTGGAACGTCTGGTGGTGACGATATGTATGACTTTGCTAAGATGTTCTACAGTCCTGAAGCTTATGGTGCGATAAGTTATGAAAATGTGTGGGACGAACATGCCGTAGATGCTCAATGCTCTTTTTTCTTTCCTGATTATCAAAACAAACCGGGTTTTATTGACGAACACGGTAATTCAGATAGACAAGCAGCAAAAGAATATGAAGAAAAAAAGCGAGAAGAGATACGTTCTACTGCGTCTTCTCCATCTACGATTACCACGCATACGCAAGAATTCTGTTTCTCTCCTGAAGAAGCCTTCCTGCAATCTACAGGGAACGTCTTTCCAGTACAAGAAGCAAGAGCGCAGCTAGCCAGAGTAATGTCAAACAAGCTTCACTTAAAGCTTGGGCAGCCTGTACATTTAACCAGAGAAGACGGTAAGGTTAAAGCTGTACCTGATTTGAATAATGAATTAAATCCAATATGGGAGTGGAAACCCAAACCAAAAAAGAATGGTGATTTGGATTTATCTGGTGCTGTTGTCATATTCGAACCTCCAAGACCAGGTGCTATGCCTGGTACTTATTTGATAGGATACGACCCTATTCAACAAGATCAGGGTACTTCTCTTGCGTCTATAATCGTTTATAAATGGTCTGATCTTTCATATACATCAGGTACGATAGTAGCTGATTATTATGGTAGATTGGAAAATCCAGATGGTACGCACAGGATAGCAGAATATCTTGCTGAGTATTATAGTGCAGAAATCATGTATGAGAACATGGTTCCTGATGTAAAGACTTACTTTAGAAATAAAAATAAGTTACATTTGTTGGCAGAACAGCCTGATAATGTAATCAGGGCCAGTATAAAAGAAAGTTCGGTTAAACGTGTTTATGGTATACACATGACCGATAACCTTATAGAGGCTGGGGAGAAATACAGTAAGAAGTGGATGATCGAAGAACGGTCTATAGATGAGACTGATAAGATTATTCTGAACATACATACTGTAAATATTCCAGGTTTTCTTGAAGAGGTTATAGCCTATAAGAAACGAAATGGTAAGAGAGTAGGTAACTATGATAGATTATCTGCTTTCTTTATGATACAGTTTCAAATGCAAGAGAAGACTTTGGAACGTCAAAGCAAATCAAGTGATTTTAATCAGAAAGTAGCAGAAGAACTGGAACAGCTTAGAAACATAAGACAGCCAAGACGTTAATTAAAACAATTGCCATGACAACCGACAATATGTTTACCCAAAAGCTTACCCAGTCTCAGAAGGATGCTGACGACAAGCAGTGGTACAAAGACAATATAGATAGACTTGATCTTATCTCTGGGAGATTCAGCTTTACCTTTCAGGGAGTTGATGACAAAAGAAGAAAGTCCGTCAACTACAACTTGATGAACAATATCATCAACATCAACGACTTTGAGTACGTATGCGCTCCTTATGGCGCACAAGCTGGTGAGTTACCTGCTGAAATGACAAATCGTGATATTGTATCTGGTAAGATCAACGCTTTACTTGGCTGGGAAATGAAGCGTCCGTTTACCTGGCGTGTCGTGGCGACTAATCCGGAAGCCTTGTCCAGAAGAGAACAGGAAGAGGCTGAAAGAATCAAACGGTTTGTCGTAGCTCAGATTCTGGAACCTGTAAGGATGGAAATCCAGCAAAGGAAGATTCAGGAACTGGAAGGAAGACAGCCGTCACAAGAAGAGATTCAAAAAATACGACAAGAGATACAAGAAGAACTGGACGCCAGAACGCCGCCTGAAGTTCGCAAGTACATGAAACGCGAACATCAGGATATGGTAGAGATTCTGGGACAGCGCATATTGAATTATCTGTTCGAGAAGCAAGAGTTGAACAGGAAGTTTAATGAAGGGTGGAAACATGCTCTACTGTCAGGGGAAGAAATCTATTACGTCACAGACGAAGGAAACGGACCGATTGTAAAAACGATCAACTCGAAGTATTTTGACTGTGATCGAAATACGGAAACTCCTTATGTACATGAGCGTCAATGGGCAGGTGTGGAGTATTGGTTATCTCCTGAAGAAGTAATAGCCAGATGGGGAGACGAGCTAAATGATGAAGATATAGATGATCTGTATTCCGGTTTCTTTACTGGCGGGACTTCTGTATCTGATAGTGATTTTAGTTTTGATGACTCTACCTATGATGAAACAGCAGGTAAGATACGTTGCGTTCATAGAGCATGGAGAAGTCTGAAGAAAATAGGTTTTCTGACCTATGTTGATCCGGATGGTAATGAACAGGAAAGAATTGTATCTGAGTCGTATAAGGTAAACAAACCAGCCGGAGACCTAAAGATCGAGTGGACCTGGATTCCTGAAGTACATGAAGGAATAAAGATAGGCAGAGACAAGTATGTAAGGATGCGTCCTGTTCCTTACCAGCACAAAGACTTGAATGATCTTACTTACGCTCCTCTTCCTTTCATTGGTGCTGTTTATTCCGATACGAACTCTACTTCTGTAGCTCTGATGGATAGGATGAAAGCCTATCAGTACTACTATAATATCATCATGTATCGGATAGAGGTGCTGATGGCTACTGATCTTGGTAAGATTGCTGTTGGTGATGTTACTAAGGTTGCCCGATCTATGGGGATGGATATTAGTAAATTCATGTACTATGCAGCAGCTAACAGAGTCACCTGGGTCAATCCATCGGAAGAAGGGAACAGGGGAGATATGAATGTGACGAATCTGTTCAAAGAACTTGATCTCTCAAATACAGATCAGATTCGACAATACATAGAGCTGGCTGAATATATTGAACGACGTTGTGGTGAGTCTGTTGGTATTCCAAAACAGATAGAGGCGCAGATAAGTCCTACGGAGGCTGTTACTAATGTACAGCAACAGATTATCCAATCTTCGAATCTACTTGAGCCTTACTTTGATCTGCACAATAATGTAAAGAAGCATGTACTGTCTCAATTACTTGAGGTGGCTAAAGCTTCTTATGCACTCGATCCTCCTGATTATCTGGTCTATACATTAGACGATCTTTCTCTGGAAATGTTGAACCTTTCTTCTAATGTAGCACTTCTGGATAATGCTTCATTTGGTGTGTTTGTGTCGAATGCAGCAAAAGACTCTGAAGTGATGAATCTGATCCAGCAGCTTGGACATGCTGCAATGCAGACTCAGAGCGTAGAACTTTCTGATATTATCAAGCTGTACCGCAGTACGAATATAGCTGAGGCTGAAGAAGAACTGGCTGATGCAGAAGAGCGCAAACGTACTAAAGATGTAGAAACTCAGAAGCAAGCTGCTGCACAGGCTAAGGAGATAGAAGCTATGCGTCAGGAAACTGAAGATAAGCAACACAAGAACAGATTAGATGAGATTAGAGTCAAAGAAGAGGAACGAAGAAAGACTGAACTACAAAAGCAAGCAATGCTATCTGCTGGATTTAATCAGGATAAAGACATGGACAATGATGGTATTCCTGACGTTCTTGAGCTTTATCGAAGCGGAAAAGATGCACAGATAGAGAACAGGAAGCTTGATATAGAGCAGCAAAAGGTTGATATAGAGCGACAGAAAGTCAAGCAAGATGCAAAGAAAAAAGAATAATGCTATGTAGGACTTTCTAATACAGAATACAGCAGCTTAATTTACATTTGTACACTTTTAAATTTAACTTTGTATGGAAGACAATAGCGGAACACTAGGTTTTGAATGGGATGCTAGTTCTGAAGTTCCTGGATCGTCACTGGATGAGATTGACGTTCTTGCTGACAAACGAGAAAAAGAAGAGCCTGAAGAAGACGACAACTTCAAGTTTTTTGAAGAGGGTTCTGAAGATGACGGCTCTGACGAAGGTTCTGAAGATGATTTTAGTGATGGTTCTGAGGATACCGAAGACAGCAAAGACGATTCAAAAGAGACTGAAACTAGTGACGATGAAGACGAAGGTGACGAAGACGAAGATGATGAACCTGAAAAGGAAACAGGTGGATCAGAAAAAGACGTCTACTCGAACCTTTATGACAACCTTCTCGAAGAAGGTATCTTCGATAAAGAAGAAGACGAAGAACCAATCAAAGATGTAGATGACTTCTACGAAAGAGTAGAGTCGAAAATTGAAAAACGTGTCGATGAAGCACTATCCACATTCTTTCAGGATGAACTGGATGATGACGCTCGTCAGTTCTTGATGTTCAAACGAAATGGAGGCAAGACCTCCGATTTCATACAGACCTATAGTAAGTCTGGAGACTACGAAAGCATGGACATCACGAAGGAATCTGCTCAGAAAGCTGTGCTTCGTGCAAAGCTTAAAGAGGAAGGATTCACAGAGGATGAAGCTGAAGATGAGATTGAAACGCTGATAGAGCTTGGTAAGCTGGAAAGCAGAGCCAAGAAATATCACAACAAGCTCGTAGAGAAAGAGAAGGCTGAAAAGGCTGCTCTGCTAGAACGTCAAGAAGAACTGAGGCGCACTGCCGCAGAAAATAGAAAGAATACGTACAAGGCACTACAAGACATTGTACGTAGTGGTAAAGCTTCGAATGTTAAACTGGGTAAATCCGATACCAGCTTGCCTGACTATGTTTTAGCCCCTGCCAGTAAGGGTGAAAAAGTCAGTCAGTTCGCTAAAGATTTACAAGAGGTTTACCGCGATCCTGAAAAATTGATGCTTCTTGCAAAGCTCGTACGTGAAGACCTGGAGTTGAGTAACCTGAAAAACGCAGTGATTACTTCAAAGACAAGAAAAGCACGTAAAAGCTTGACAACCAGAAGGTCTGAAACAGATACTGGTGAAAAGAAGCGACTGGCTGATTTCTTTTAACTTTTAACATAAATCAAAAATGGCTGCTGTTCAATCAAATCTCGTCATTCGTAAGATGCCTTGGCACGCTAACATGACGGAAATGAACCACCTTGGGGCGGCTCTGATTGCCAAGCCTGAACGATTGCAGGGTACGATGATGAAGCTTTTCACTGCGTACCGTTATAGCGACAATCCGCTATCTGCTGTATTGGGCATGACAGGCAAAATGGAGACTATCGGTAAGAGTCATTGGGAGTGGGATTTGCGTACAGCAAACACTCGTCCCGCAGTGATTCTGGAAGATATTACTCCTGCTGGAGTAACGCAACCCGGTGTGGGTCGTACCGTTATCGAAATGAAGTGGGATACCAACTGGTACAAGCCAGGTGATATCATGCACCCAGGTACTTCCGACAAAAAGTATCAGGTCCGTATTCAGGACCATCCGCGTCGTCATGGAAACGGCTGGATTTACAAAGTCCGTCCGATGAACGATGCAATCGACTTTTACATTCCTCTCAAGTACTTCAAAGCAGGTACGCAGTGGGCTAAACTGTTCAGCCAGTATGAAGAAGCTGGTCAACAGTCTGGTAGCACTCAGTACAGTCTGCCGATGACTCTTGGTAGCCGCATGTCGCGCTATCGTAAGGAGTATCAGGTAACTGGTGATGCTGCAAACGAAGTACTCGCTGTGAAGATTCCTGACAGCAAAGGAAAGATGCACGATACGTGGGTCAAGTATGCTGAAGTAGAATACTGGGAACAATGGTATCGTGAACTCGAAAGGGGTTACTGGTACAGCCGCAGTACGTCTACTGTACTTGGTGCAAACGGTCGTCCGATCTACTCCGGTCCTGGTGTTCAGGAACTTCTTGAAAAATCACACATCCACCGCTACAGCCACCTGACGGCTCGTCTGATCGAAGAATACCTCATGGATGTATTCTACAATCGCGTATCTCCCGGTTCGAAGCGTGAAATGGTAGCCTTTACGGGTGAATACGGTATGATTCAATTCCATCGTGCCATCACTGATGAACTCTCGAAGAAAGGTTTCATCACCGTAGACAGCTACTTCATCCAGGATGATAAGTCTCCGTACCACACCAATGCCAAGAGTTACGGCTTCCAGTTCATCAAATACAAAATGGCTAATGGTTCGTCTCTGCGACTGATTCACCTGCCTCTGTATGATGATCGGGAAATCAACTTTGAAATTGATCCGGTTACGGGTTATCCGACTGAATCCATGCGTTATACGTTCCTCGACTTCTCTGGTGAGGGTGTTTCGAGCAACGTGAAACTCATGAAGAAAAAGAATGAATTCAAACTCGGTTACGTACATGGTTTGCAGACTCCTTATGGACCTGTAAACAACAAAGGCATGTCGCATAGTGGTGACTACTACGAAATGCACGTAGTTGATCGCTGTGGTGTACATATCGAAGATACGAGCCGTTGTGGTGAATTGATTCTGCAACGTAATTCGTAAGCTGTACTGTTCTACTGTTGTGTTCTGTTGTAAGAAACTTGTGGGGGCTTGTCCCCCATAAGTCTTCTTCAGAACAAAAAAACAGTCAGCATTTTATAAACAATACACAACAAATAACAGCACATGCAAGAGTTCATTGAGATTAGACCTGTACCGTTTAACGGTAAACGTCCTGAATGGTGGGGTCCGGAAGACCGTGACTTCGGTTCTGAAAAGAAATATGAAGTTCTTTACGATCCGGATATTGGAGGATACGCAACTGGATTGACTCCTGAAGAGGAAGAAAAGTATTCAAATCTTTTGGGAGTAGACCTTTCCAGAAAGTTTGATCCGGAGAAGCCTCATCCTTATTGGAGCAGTCCGGCTTCCTGGTTACGTCTTCCTAACAGAACGACACTTCTGAATCCGAACAATCCACGTGATTTTGTCAAGTGGAAAAATATGCTTGCCAGTCGCTATGTGGCAAACTCCATTGAAGAATGGGAAAAAGGTTTGTGGCCAGACGCTACTCACGTTATTTACGACGAGCGTCAAAATGCTGCACTGAAGGCAAGCAAAGTACAATTGAAGCAGAAAGCCTATGTCGCACTGTCTCCTCTGAGTACAGAACAGAAACGTACGCTTTTTGAAGCGGTTACAAGCAGGTCTGGTAAAGGTCATAACGCAGATTCTCTTGATCTGGAATTTGCCAAGATCATAGAAGGTGATGTAGAAGAACCAAACATTGCAAAACTTCTGCGTTATCTAAACATGAGTGATAAAGAAAAGACTACTCGATCTATGATTGTTAGAGGTCTTGAGAAGTTTGTACTTCGTCACGATGGTCCTGCGATCATGTATCTCGACAGTATGATCGGATATGACTTTGAAGACGCTGTAACTTACTTCCTAAATCCGACCAATCAGCAGATCAAGTTGGCGATCATGGAAAAAATTGAAGAGGGTTCCTCAAAACCAGCAGACGCTACTCCTATAGAAGCTGCAAAAACTGTATCTTTGAAAGAGGTAGTAGAAGATGTTGAAGAGGACACACCTCCAAAAAAAACGAGGAAAACAAGGAAAACTTCTGAAGAATGACAGCACGAGAAATGATCGTTCGTTTACGTTCTGTACTGAACAAAGTTGATTCCAGAAAGTATGAGAATCTTAGGATTCCTGCACTGGATTCTGCCTTGAATGATGCGGTCATTACTTTTGTGAAATTCGTAACGCAGCCTAGAATAGCTAGGCAACTTGGTTACGAATCTTCTGGAAGAAGTATCCACGATATACGAACACTGGTAAGGGAGTACAATAGTACTCCCATTCCTGATTCTGACGGTCTTTCTTCTACGCTGACGCTGCCTGAAGATTTTTTATTTTACGCAAAATGCAGGTCAGACATAAAGAAAGGAGAGTGTACAAAGAATGTACTTTGTACGTATGTTGATCTTGACGACGATGAAAATGATGAACTTAGTGTATCTAACTTTAACTGGCAGGTCCTGAATGTAAGACTTACTGATAAAGGGTTGAGTTTTTTACACAATGGATCATTCATCGTGAGTACTACCAGATTGACATATCTCAAACAACCTGCATACATACACAACGCTCAAGACTATGGCGATGGTACGTATACAACGGGAGGCGGAGTTGTTTTAACTGGAAGTCAAGATTGCGATTTGCCTGATCATACGCATATAGAGATCGTAAGACTGGCAGCGTTATTGTTATCTGGTGATTTGCAAATGCCTGATTACCAAGTAAAACAAGCTAACTATCAATTATCTATTCAATAAAATTTGAATTGCTATGCGCAACAATCATGTATTTTCCGTTCTTCCAATTGCTGATACGGCAGTTCTGGCAAAGGATAAAAACCTTGCTGATCTTGCTGTAGGGCAACTTGGTATTTTCAACGCGGATACCAATACGTCGATTGACGCAACTCAAGTAGCTACCGTATCCCGGTTCTACCTTGCCGTAGCTGTAGACTATGATGGAGATGGTACTGTTGATGATTATCTGAAAAGTGCGGGCGACCACATCGCAAAGACGAAAGTCATTGCATGGGAAGGTTCCTGTGGGGTAACTCGTCAAGAGAAAATCGTCAAAGTCACTGGTTTCAAAAACGGCTGTTGCACCAACGACTATGGTATCAAGGTTCACCTTTACAACACTCGTATCGGAACCAACTTTGGTTTTAACGATCTGGTGAAAACCTACATCACAAAAACCGACTGTTGTGGTGACTGCTGTGACGGTTGTACCGAAGCTCCTTGCTACACGCTGCTTGATCAGCTTCGTGACGACATTAACGCAGACCCGGATGCTCTGGTAACGGCTACGCTTCACGATCCGTCTAATGACGCTCTGATCGATGATCTGGCTGTATGGGTAGCTGCGAATCCGGACGTATGTCCTGATCTGCACCTGACGGGTTCTTTCGAAGCACAGACTTCGTATTGCCAGATCAACGAAGATTATATCGAACCGAACGGTTTGAACTTCTCGGTAAGTACTATCGGTTGGACTTGTCCGCTGACTACCAGCACTTTCCAGGAATTGATCTTCGAAGAAACTTCGGGCTACGATGCTGCTTTTGACGAATATACCGCAGGTGGCTGGAATGGTCGTCCCGGTCCGTATCGTCAGTACGAAAGCGGTCCTATTTTTGGACCTTCTCCGGTTTCAAATCTTATCGACAAAACCAAGAACTACAACACGTTCCACCTGACGTACGATGATGTCCACGCATCTGGTTTCCAGACCTTCACGGATACATTGAATACGACTATTCTTGCAGAATGTGGTGGAGACGTTTCGTTTGCTGCTGTAGTAGATGCGCTTGCTGCTGCAAGTGGCATGCCTGCTGTAGCTAATGATGTAGCTTCTTGCTGTGGTGATTAAAGTGAACCTTATTTCTTAACCTTTTAAAATTTGAAATATGTGGTCACTTTATAGAATGAAGTCCTGGATCAAAAAGATTCAAAACTTCATTGAACGTTACTTCGGAGACATTGACAATACATCGGTAAATCCTGTTTTTGCTGTAGACTCTTTTGGAATTACAGCAGCTACGGGTGAAGTTGACATCACAGCAACTGCTGGAGCTGTTGACATCAATGCTGGTGATGATGTTACTATCGATGCTGGTGGTACTGGTGAGATAGTCGTTACGTCTCCTACGAATATCACACTCACTCCTACAGATAACTTGGTACTCACTCTTGCTGCCATTCCTACCTATGCAGACGACGCTGCTGCTGGTGCAGGCGGACTTACAGCAGGAATGGTATACAAGCAAGCTACGGGCGAGTTGATGATAAAGCTTTGAAGATTCATGAGGAGACTGGTTGCCTTTGTACAGTCTCCTCACTACTTTCTTTATTCCTTAAAGTTCTGCTATGTTTAAAGGAATGCCTTTACGTGATATACCAGTCGTCACAGGAAACATACTCGTTTGTGAGTTGGATAAACTTGATGACAGACTGGATGATACCGCTTTACGGAGGTATGATGCCGGAAACGGATGTATCGTATTTGCAGACGGCGAAGGAATAGAATGCACAAAGGTTAGCGGAGGAGTTCAGATTGATGTACCAGCTACAATCAATCTGATCTCTTTTCGTTTAAGAGGCGACTCAAGTTATCTGAATGGAAACGAACTAACGATTACAATAGTAGGCGGTAAAGGAGCGACAGCAACGGTTAAAGATTTCCAGAACGATAATACGGATAGCTTTCATCCGTTTTTAACCCCTGTCAGTAGAAACGTTATAGGCTCCGATCCTTTTATGCAGCGTCCTCACGATGCTGGAATTTTTGATGTTTATCATTATCAAATCACCACTCCCGGTACTTGTGTAAGTCTGGTAACAGGTTTGTCAGGTAATTGGGAGATTATGGGCCAACTTTAATATTATGTCTACACAGTCGACTGCTTCGTATGTTCCGCCTTATTTTGGAGACTTCACTAAAGACGCATTTGGCAGAGAGCGCGTTTCTCAACCTTATACACAATGGGGATCAAAACTACTTGGAGACAATCGCGCTATTTTGTGGGATGATGTAGAAGTTAGTGGCGGAGGTACAGATTCTACCTATAATATTAACAAATCCAGCGTTACGCTTTCTGTTTCCGATGCTACGGCTGGTCGTAGAGTACGTCAAAGCAAGCAGCGGTTTGACTATCAGTCGGCAAAGTCGCATCAGGTATTTGCTACAACAACGTTTGGTACGCCTGTTGCTGGCATTTCACGAAAAGTAGGCTACTTTGATGACAAAAATGGCATTTTTGTAGACATTACGGATACAGATATCAGCATCAAACGTAGAAGTTACACTACAGGTTCTGCCGTAGATGAGGTGAAGCAGCAAGCAGAGTGGAATCTTTTTAGAGATTTATACTTGAATCCTGAAAACTCTTTAATCATAGAAATTGATTTCGAATGGTTAGGAGTAGGTTCTATTCGTGTAGGCTTCATCAATAACGGACAGCCTACTTATGTACTACAATGGAACCATGCTAACAGTGCTGCTGGTGTTTATATGACTACACCAAACCTTCCTATTCGTTATGAAATAGAGAATGACGGAACAGGTCCAGCAGCAGACTTGGAATGTATCTGTTCATCTGTGTCTTCTGAGGGTGGTATAGAACTCGTCGGTCATACAAGAGAACTTACTACTGTTCCTACTCACGTAGACGCTAACGATGCTAATACGACTTACGCTGTAGTTGGTTATAAATTGAAATCTACTCACCTTGATAACGTAGTTAAGGTGCTTTCTCTCTCTGTAATCAATGAACAATCAGGTGCTTTTCGTTGGGCGTTACTGCTAAATCCTACAGTAGCGGATACGTTTACTTACTCAGATGTAGCGAATGCTCCTATACAGGCTGCCTATGGAGCAACCGCAAATACTGTTACAGGAGGATATCCGATCATAGGTGATCTGGTTCCAAGCGGAGGTGCTGGTGGAGGTGCTGGAAGTAAAAGCACTTACAGTAACTTGCTCTATCCAGGAAGTACTGTAGCAGGAGTACCTGACGAGATTGTACTATGTGCTACTCCGCTGTCAGCTAATGCCGATATTCAAGGAACTGTTAATTTGGCGTTTCTTTAAAAGAATAAATATGCGTACTCTAATTTGGATCATCGCCCTGTTACTTCCACTGTCAGTTTTCTCGCAAGATTCTACGAAAACACAGTATAATCTTAATGTTGCTATAGGCACATTTACTGCTACAGGCACAGCAGACTGGCAGGGTAATTTGGCATTGGTCGGGTCTTCTACTTATTCAATCGACAGTATACAGGTTGGATACATATTATTCGATTCTTATGGAAACAAGTATCGTATAGAAGATGACTCTATAGTAGTTTCTGGTTTTATCGTGCGTGTAGACGTATCTAATATCGGAGGAACTGCAAAACCATTCGAAGGTAGAGGTGCGCTGTACGCGCCTTCTGAAAACCTGAAACTTAACATCATACCACCTAACGGAAGCAACTACATAACAGAACAACAAGAAAGCCAGATGATGACTGATAACTGGCTGATGCTAGACAGTCTAATTTATAACTTCGCCTTAGATACGGCTTATGCTAATGGAGACACTATATTTCTTATCTTTCCTGGTGGTGACACCACTACAGTAACACTGGACTTGGCGTTTGACTCTAATCGAAATATTCTCAGAGTGCCTACTATTGGCACGAATATAGGAGGATCATCGATTAAACAGTGGCTTGAATGGTGGTACTTTACAGCTCCTACTTTGTCTATTTCCGGTATGACTACACCTATTCAGGTAGGAACTAGTCAATCCTACACTATTTCAGGCTCTACGACTAATCCTGGTTCTGCTACACTGTCTGGGGGTGTTCTTCGAAGAACCAGTCCAGGTATAGACACCCTTGATAACTTTGGTGCTGGAACCAGCTATTCCGCCAGTATCACTTTCACCCCTCAGCAGGGAGGCACAGGCACTTACAATGAATTGAGTTACAGTTTTCAGGCGAGGCAAAACTGGGTGTTTGGTGCTGAATCAGGACTAGCTACTTCTTCTACCAGAACCATACAAGGTGTTTATCCGGTGCTGTATGGCATGTCAGCCACAGATTTCTCTGTCGGTGGCGATCCGTACACTCTTACCAAATTGGTGCAGACGGAAGGAAATAAGACTGTAACCTTGACTGGATCAGGATTTATCTACTATCTTGTCCCTAAGACATGGGGAGACTTCACGCTTAGCCAGATCATAGACCACAATGGATTTAATGTCACATCAAGCTTCACTGCTTATGATGTATTGGTAAGTTCCAGCGGCCTTCTGAATGACTGGGTAGACGTTCCCTACAAGATGTACAAACTTAATACAACTACAACTACTTTAGGATATGCGTATCAATTTATTCGTTAGTATTCTGTTGCTCTTTATTGCAGCAAGTGCGTTTGGACAGATTACCGTAAACACGAATTTTAGTGTTGCGTCGAATCAACCTATAGACACAAGGGACACTTTGACTAATCTTGCTGATACATCTAGCGTTACATGGAAATATCCAGGGATTGTTACTTATGCTCAAGATAGCAGTCAATTCTGGTTTTATGATGGACAATATTGGCAACGATTAGTGAGCGTAGACGGCAACGGGATATATAGTGGGAGTGATACTGTACCTGATTCAACTTATGCAGAGGTAGCATCTACTTCATTAGCTTTAGAGTCTTACAAAGGATTTGCTTTGGGCTACTGGCCTAATTTTCCTGATAGAGATTTTACTTTTAACGAAAGCGGAATATACTATTCTCCACAGGGTGAGAATATGACAATTGCACTCGGTGATTCTGCCGAGCAGAGGCAGGTAGCGATTGACTTCTATGACAGAAATATGATCCTATATGCTGGTCAAAACTATAGTAACGGTCAGATAGGAATCGGTCAAACAGAATTATCTATGGCTACCGATAGTGATGACGCCATGTGGAGAACGCTTGGCAACTTTAACTCTAACTATGGAGCATACGGTGGAGTAATAAAGAATAATGCTAGAAACTTCTATGGTTTAGGTTGGAGAAAACCTGGAGCAGCAACTTACAATAAAATGTTGTCTGTTCCTACAGATTCTATACTGTACTGGCGAGTACAGCGAAAGAACCTGAACAACAATAACGATACGTACAACTGGATCAGTATCAATATGGAGGATACCACAGCATCTTCCATCCAGTTCTACGACAAGTACCTGTTTGCGAACAGCTCGCCATCTGTAGATGCAGACACTATTTCGCTTATGGTGTGGACTGGTGACGGTTCACTGGCTGATCCTTCCTTCGCTACACTGTCCAGCATATTGCCTCCTGACGTAGTTACTGGTGGAGGATTGACGAATCAGTTGGCTTATTGGGACACAGATCAGACGATTGCTGATGCGGATATTTCGTACTCTTCAACTGTTCTGAACGCTTCTGCTCTGACAGGCGCTTTGGTACTTCCTAGTGGTAGTGACGCACAAGACCCTATTTGGCAGAATGGGATGCTGAGGTATAATACTGATGCTGGTGGATTCCAAGGGTATAACGGTGTAGAAAGGTATTTGCCCTGGGCAGATTCGGATAACTGGTCAAGTGGTGCTGTGCCGTACAGCGATGGAAATAAACTTACTACTGATGCGGCAGATTTTTTCTACTCCAATGACGAAATTCATGTTGAGAGGGCCATGTTCGGAAATAGTCTTGGAACATCGAACCTTGGGGTAGTTCATATTCGCGGGCATTCTGTCCAAAACGCTTTATTCGTGGATGGATACGGAACCACAACATTTCACGCGACAGCTCAATTTGAGACTAATGATGTTGACGTGTGGCCTATGTTTATAGTTCCTCCTGAAAATTCAAACAAGCCAACGTTATTGTTGGGCGGTGTGCAGAATAGCGCAAGTTCTTCGCAGAGGCAAGCTATAAGAATAGGTGGAATCGCGTCTACGAATCAAACTGGTAATTTCTTTGTAGCGGTTGGTGGTGGCAGGTCGATTACCTGGGATTACACATTTGGTACTGGCTTAAGTTCTTATGACAAAGAAGTAGCACGAGTTATTCCGATCGTACTTAATGATGATAATAACAATCATGCTGATGTAGGTTTTCGAACATACATACTTGTAGACGATAATCTAACTTACGCTTCACAGCTTGATAGCGCAGGATTGATTCTTCCTCTTTATGGCGACAACACTTTAACAGGCACTCCCTCCACTTGGGCAGCTTGGGATACCGATGGTCGTTTTATCGAAACCACAGCAGCAGACATTGTAGCAGCCGGTGGTGCTGGGAATGTCAGTGGTAGCGGTACGGAAAATTATCTTCCGCATTGGGATGCAACAGGAACAACACTTGTTAATTCTAATATTTACGAAAGCAATAACACCCTATATCCGCGTCATGTAAGAACGCAGTCCGGTTATTACATTGAGGTTTCCGATAAGTTCAGAATAATGGAGGGTGCGATGACAGATTCCCGTACAGGTATTGGTGTGCTTGGCGGCCCTACAGTTCTTTTTTATACGAACGGGTCAGAAAAAGGAAGGATCAAATATAGTGGTGAATGGTCTTTTGGTACAACCGCAACAACTGGCTTAGTAAACATTGGAACAGATGGCTTGTATATCACACCGCAATCGTCAGACCCAGTACAAGCGAAAGGTTTGCTGTACTACGACACAGACGGCAACGGCTTTAGAGGTGGTGATGGGTCAAGTTTTTATTATTTGCCGTGGTCGGATGCTGCGAGTTGGGCAGTCAATAGGATACCGTATAGCGATGGAAACAAGCTTGTAACTTCAAGTAGTTTTTATTATAAGTCTGGGGAATTGTACATAAATCAAGGAGGAGATGCAGGTAATTTTAAGTTACAAGTAGGTGGAAATATATATGCTGCTGCTGATATATGGCCAGAAGGAAATATAGTAATGATTACAGACGGAGGGGCTATTACTGGGGAAGGAATGAAAGTTCAATTTTCAAATGATAGGTTGAAATTAGTACATAATTCTTCATCAAATGAAAGTGTAATTTCCTTTGAAAACGAGTCAGGCACTAACTCGGCCATTATTGGGTATTTGAATAAAGTAGGCGGCAGCAGCTTTTTTGGTGCAGAGTTGGGAACTGTACGCGGGATGTACACTGACAATATAATTGGATTTACTTTGCAGTCAAATTTAAACATCAGAGGCTCAAAAGGAACAATTGCGAACAGAATAGGAGGAAATGTAGTAATTGAAGGTGGAATAGGTTCCGCAAGTGATGATAATTCAGGTAATGTGGTCATAAGGTCTGGGCCTGTTTCTAAAATTGACGAGTCTACATATACTGGTATTCCTGGAAAAATTCAAATTCAAACTTATCCAGATACTACTACTGGCCCAGGATACCCCCGGACATTAGTTGAATATAGTGCTACTGAAAACACATTTAACCAACGATACTTCCATCTACGCGAAGATTTAAGCGTTAGTAGGATTGCTGTTTTTGATGATGACACGCTAAAATACGCAACCCCGACAAGCATCGTTGCCGCAGGTGGCGCAGGTAATGTAAGCGGCAGTGGTGTTGCGAATCAGGTAGCTTATTGGGATGGGACAAATAGTTTGACTGGAAACAGCAACTTTTTATGGAACGGTTCTGAGCTGCTATTAGGTACGGCAGATTTGGGAGCCTATCGGCTGCAAGTTGATGGAGACGTTATATTTCAGGATAGTGGCGAAAAACTAAGTATTTACTATTCTGGCCAATATCAAAGAATACATCAAGACCCTGCATATTCTTCTTCTCTTGGTCTTATTGTAGAATCAGACAACAGAGTTAGAATTTTAACGACCAACGTGGGTGCTTGGAATCGATACATTACAACATCAGCTGGGTTTGCTAATTCAGAACCATTCGTGCAGGTTGGAAATTCTTTGTTTGGACAATATAGTATTTCCATTACAGGCGGAAACGGAGCAACCAGCAGATTGAGTGCAGATAAAAACGCTCTTTTATATGGAGGTGCTGGTAATGCCACTACTACTCAATGGGCAGACTGGTTTTACATCAAAGCATCTGATACAGATTCAAATTGGGAAGGAGGAGCTGCGAACGGTGGTGATCTTGTACTGTCTGGCGGCATATCTAACGATGGAGGGAATCCAGGTGACGTTATAGCAGCATTTAATGGCTCTACTAAACTTGGCAACTTAGGTGTAGGAAAAATACCTGAGTACACGCTAGACATTGCCACAGGCGGTTTACGTCTTGGCTCCGAATCAGGTGACATTGTAGGTGCTGCCGGGGTACTCGAATATTACAACTGGTTCAAAGGGCATGATGGAAGTAATTGGTATTTCTTGCCAAAGGCTGATGCAGCTAGTTTCACAGCAAACCGGATTCCTTATTCGGATGGTTCAAAACTGATTCAAAGTTCCACGATGACTTACGATGGAACAAAACTATCTTTATCAGGCTCGAATGTAGCATCTAATATGTTGTATGTGAAAAATACAAGTACCGCCACAGGGTCAAGTGTTCAACTTGAAGGGAGAAACCCCCTTTTCATTTTGGTAAACCGTACTGACGCTTCCCCTATAACCGTAAGTTATAGGGATGTTAGTACAAGCAGCGTGTGGCCTGTACAGGTGTATGAATATGGCCCTTCTTTTGGTGGTAATGGTGGTGGAAGGCTGGCTGTGAATACAGGTTTTGGATATAAGCAACAACACATTATGCAAATGCCGACTTTTGGTTCGCGTATTGGTTATGCGCGATCTATGGTCAATCTATACAGCAAGGTTGAACAAGTGCAAGGGTCTTCGGGAAAAGCCCAAGTAGCATATTATATTGAGACAGAGTGGGATTCTATTGTTAGTCCAAGAATAATTGTAAAGGGTGAATTGGATGGCATTGAATTTCCAGACTATGGTGCTGGCAATATCACTGGCACCCCAACCGCCCAAAGCCTTTCCGTACAATCTGACGGAAAAATAATTGAACGCGCCTTTTCCTACGCCGAAATGTACATCGACGATGCTGATCCGGACACTCTTCTGTTAAATGGAGGTATAGTCAAACCATTAGATGTAACAGGTGGAACAACAGCTAACTTCACCATGTCTTCTGCTCGACTTAACTATGACGGAGCAGAAACAGCATATTTTCTTATTCAGTGGGATGCTACACTGACGCATACTGTTAATGGAACTGTTGTGGAGGGATGGATATTTGTAAACAATTCAGAAGAAGTTGGGTCGAATTCTGCCGCAACGATAACTACAGCAGGAGAATATGAGACGCTAGGCAGTTCGGCAATTGTTCAGCTAAGCACCAACGATTTCGTAGATATCTATTTTGATGCAGACAATACTACTGGATCGGCTTACATTGATGCCATGAAGTTGACAATCACAAAACTTTAGTAACTTTAACTTTTGAACAAAATAACTTGACAACAATGAAACGAATTCTTATTACTCTGGCTGCTATTCTGATCGCAGCAGTGACTTATGCTCAAGTAGATAGCAGCTACTTCGAGCAAATCGACGGAAAGTGGTACGCCGTAGACATTGACTACGATGCTGATGGTACGCTGCTTTCGCGTGATGTAAAGATCGTAGGACAGACTGGTGATTCCAGCGAAGTAGTAACGATCTCTCGTAACGGTCCGATCAACTTTGCAAGCTCCTGGGGAGCCTCAGCAGCACAAGCAGTCAATGGTCGTCCTCAACTGAACGAACTTACTCGCACCTATGGTGGATTGTGGGAAACACTGACAGGAGGTAATTATGTAACTGAAAAGTCCTCTGTACTCGGTCCTCAATTTCTGTTCGATCAGGACTCTGTAAAAGTGCGTCTGTTCATCTTTGGTAGCTCCTATGCTGACTTCTGGCTATTCCAGTTGCCTAACGAACGAATGCGCCTTCAGGGAATTGACAACCCAGCGACGACTGAAGTAGATGAATCTGCTATCGTCACTACCATTGTTCCGTTCGGGACAAATTGCTTCATGGTGATCAATATCCCTGCCAGTGATGACGCAAAGACAGCTAAAAAGCTGGAAGAAATGAAGGCTACAAATGCTGGAATCACGACAGAAATTGATCAGCTTATTACCGAACTGCAAAGCACACTCAACTCGAACGAACTTCTTGTCTTTTCTGAGGAGCGTATTGTGCAGACTCAAGATGGGCAAACTAGACAGTTGCCTGTATTTCGCAGCGTAGATGGTGATGTAGCTGCTGTATTTATTACCGACTAAATTGACTAAAATGACAGTCTCCCATACATGCGAAGCCGTTACGGTCACTTCTACTCTACTATCTACTTTTCTGAGTAACCCTAGTGGTTATACCATGAAACTCTATCCGTCTCTAAACGGCGCGGATAAAGACGCAAGAACGATAGAAGATGTAGATGTTACTGTAGATACTATAGACCTTAATCCTTCTGACTTTGGTCTTACTGAATGGGAGACTTCAGTCTACGGAGTAAGGTTAAGCCTGACTCCTACAGGAGAACCAGAGCAGTACGAAGAATATTGTTTTTTCTCAGACTGCTCTGATCTTCTCTGTACTGTACATGAGTATCAAATAGATAATCCTACTTCTAAAGTAAGAAACCTCTATGATGCTCTTGTTGACTTAGAAGGATGCGGTGATTGCGATTGTACTTATATGGTAAAAGCTTATAGCCTTCTTCTATCTGAATTGAATTCCTCAACAACAACCGAAGATTGCGGATGCTAGTCAATAATGCACTTTCGTTACTTAAATGTATCCATGCAGACATTGTAGCTGCGTGGATAGATGCTTATGTCAATGACATATCATGTAAAGACTACGAAAGTAATATGGACAAAGCACACAGATACAAATGGCTTGTATCAAAAGACTGTGTACTTCCCGATTGTGAAATACAAGATATAAATCGTTTTATTGAAAACTACGAATACAAAAGAACTAATGCAGATTGTCTCGGTTCTACCGTTACAGACTCTTCATGCATACTAACACTGACAGACGAAGAAACAGTTTCTTGTAACGATATAATCTACATTTCTAACTATCCACTGATATGATTACTGTAACAATCACGAAATATGTAGCTGGTGGTATTGGTCCCTGGACTTACTCTCTTGCAGATACGTCAGGTCAAGACTGCGTGTCTTTTACTCCTGCCAGTGGTACGTCGGACGAATTCGGAAAAATACAATTTCAGGTATCTTTTCCGAACGATGCTTGTCGAGAGTCTGCAAGCATTGTACTTACAGTAGTCAGTCAAGACGATTGCACTCAAAACTTTGCTATAGCTGTAGCAAACCCATGTCTTAATTTTGAGATTTCGCCCATATCTGTAAATGACTTTACGTTCAGTGTAGTAGCCTCACCTATAACAGATACATACGAATATCTATGGAACTACGATCCTACTGTATTCGAGTTATCTGATCCTCAAGCAGACACAAATAATCCATTTATTTCTCTATCCCTGGTATCTCCTAATACTCTGCCTGAAAGTACTCCTATTTCTGTAATTGTAAAAAATTCATCAGGCTGTACTGAATTCACAAATATCAACTACATATTTACTCGACCTATAGCCTATGACCTTTCTACGGCTTTAGTGTGTCTTCCTGATGGGTCGAGACAGAATAATTCCATCTACCTAAATGTGCAATCTTCTTCTGCACTTGATTGGAAGACACTTTCTTTTGGACCTACATCTGCAAACATAGGAATTGAACATCCGTTTGCTGCTATTCCCAGTGGTACTCCTTTCGCAATTGCTGAAAACTGGATTAAACTAAGCGCACCAGCCAATCTTGCTGCTGGGACGTACCAGCTTTCCTATTCTGTAAAAGATGTCTTGGGTATAAGAAGTAACACAGGAACGATAACCGTAGAGGTAGCTGAATGCGAAGCACAGGCTCAGATTTACTTCAAAGACAAAACCTATCAAATGGATGCAAGTGGTAAACTTGCTACCGATACGATAGAGATCGATATCTCAAATCACCCTGTTCCGGCGGAAAATGTAGACTGGAACAGTCTTAAATTTAAAGATTCTGGCACTCAGCAATCTGCTACAGTGTTGGGAGAAGCTAATGGCTATGACGACGTAGCAAATCCTAACGTAGTCTACTCTGCGGCTCATAAGAAAATAACCTACGAGCTTCCAGTAAACGCTGGTCCAGGTATATGTGATTGCTTTCAGTTTTCTTTAGAAGACACAGAAGGAAATGTAAGTAACGAACCGGCATATTTTGTACTGTTGGATTATCAAATTGCTCCTACAGCAGTAGCTGATACTGAAACTGTAGCATGTAACGGCTCTGTTACGATAGACCTTCTTGCTAATGATAATGCTAATGGGTCAGACTTTGATCCAAACACACTGACAATAACTGAGCAACCTTCAGTAGGTACGTTAAATGTTGTAGGTGACGGTACAGTAGTATATTACGCTCCAGAATCATATTCTGGTACTGTTACGTTCAAATATACAGTATCCAACAATAATGGAGGAGACTCTGGAGAAACTGGAACTTCTAACGAAGCTACTGTTACTATACAAATTATATGTTCTGGCGAAAGTGTAGTAGTTACTACATGCCAGTAAATCTCATGTTATGTTATTTTTACAAGACATCGCTACTATAGAAGTAGTGGAAGACATGATAAGACATGCTTTTGATGCTTCTCCATATAATGCTGTGGGTTATGGAATAGCTTTGTCTTTGTCGCTACTGGCGAATGTGGTACTGGCTATTACAGTAGTTAGATTGTATAAAGTCGTACTTTCAAAAGATAAAGCAAATGATAAGTACAGCGCGGAAGTGACTAAAACTCTTATAGAACTTAAACTGCGTCTGGAAGACACGAGAACCCTAAAAGAAGATGTGATTAGAGTTCTACAAGAAAGGATTAAATAATGGAAAAAACAGCACATATTTCACATTACGTTTTAGTTCTTCAGGATATGATGAAGAAAGACATAAACTCTGATGCTATTGTCGTATCTAGACACAACATAAACGGCTCCTATGCTGAAGTGTTTGACGGTGTTAGCGAACGTAGAGTTCAAAACATTAGAAACCTTAAAGGCGACGAGAAGCTCGCTATCCCGTATATTTCTGCTAATGATTTTAAAAATGGTAGGGTGTATATTGGAGTGGCTGAAGCAGGAACAACTATTCCGCTACACATACACACGGAACATGAAGAGTACATAGTTCTTAAAGGAAGACTGGAAGAGAAAGTAACTGGTTCTGTAGTATTGCCAGGAGAACGTCTAAATACTCCTGCATTGAAGGAACACGAACTGTACTATCCTCAAGATTCTTTAATATTGATAAAGATTAGCTATGATACTAAATCTATTTAATTTACTTGGTCCTGAAGCATCTGCTGACGGTGAAGTTACTCCACTTGGAAATGTAAGTGGAGTATGGACCTATACAGGTACAGCTAATCCTTATCCTGCTGTTCCTGCCGCATACAACGATGATGTAGATTTTGGAGGGTTTGCCGAAGGTTATTATGAATACACTTATACTACTACGCTGAATGGAAAAACTGATGCGAAGTCGGTAGGCATCAACCTAAATAATTATGCTGCACTAGCTAACGATAACTGTTCTGGTGCTATCGCCGCTTCTTTTCCCACTGCCAGTGGAAGTAGGACTGAGTTGCTTTTGCAGAATAATGGAGGCGAATGTCCGGGTGTTGGAGTAGCTACAGATTCCGGAGAGGCTATTCCAGGAGGATGGGGAGCTGGTCCTTTTGCAGGTGATATTTGGGTAAAGTTTAATGTTCCTGCGGGCGTCTCCGCAGCGGATACTACGTTTACAGTATTCGGCGGAGCCTACGGTCCAGAAGGAGCTACGGATATTTATCTTGCTCTTTATGACGGTTCTTGTGTTTCTCTGAATCTTCTGGATATTGGAATCCCACCATTTCCGGGAGCAGGTATAACGACAATACCTGACTATGCAGTGACTAATGCAGGTCCAGGTGTAAAAACATTCTGGCTTAGAATAGCTTCTTTAGCATCTACAGCAGGTAAGGTTGATGTAACAATAACTTGGAACTGATTATAAGATTCTCGTTTGGTTCAAAAGTAGTCTTCAAGTTGCGGTTCTGATACCTTGTTATCGTTCCGCAACTTTTTTATATTTGTATTATGAACGAGAGTACAAAAATAAAGTTGACAGAACGCTTCAAAAACGCAGAACTGATAGAACCTGAACACATATACTACATCAATGGAAGACGATTTACTTCAGTAAGCCACAACCTTAAAAGATTCTATACGCCGTTTGATAAAAGTATCGCTAAATGGTGTGCAAGAAAAGAAGGTACTTCTGAAAGTGAAATGCTTGCAAGATGGGAAGATAAATCGAAAAAAGCATTGATTAAAGGTAGTGATGTTCATGAATTCGGAGAATTGTTTGGAAGAGGTGTAGTTAGCGCATCTGAAGCAGATCATCCACAAAAGAAGGCTATTGTAGAATGGTACAGTAATATGCCTTCAAGATACAGGCCAATAGCTTTTGAGCAGATACTTTACTGGAAAGAAGAAGAGATTGCAGGTACTACAGACTTGATAATACAGTGTAGAAGAACTGGCACTCTTATACCTGTAGACTGGAAAACAAACGAATCTGATATGTTTAGAGTCTACAAGAATCAAAAGCTTTTGTATCCCTTTCAACAGATCAGTCAGTCAGAATACACAAAGTACGAATTACAGCTCAGTTACTACAAAGCAATGCTTAAACTGGCTGGATTTGATGTTGGACCTTGTATGCTTGTATGGTTAATACCAAAGGGGGAAAAGGGCTACCAATCGTTTCTGACCAGGGATTTTAGCGATCAAATAATCAAATACCATCATGACATTAGGAGAGGTACTATCAAGGATACAATCGGAATACTCTAAAGGTGTTCCCTCTCAGGTTACGAGACTTAACAATAGAACCATTTATAGCATACTGGCTCCTATACGGTCAAAATTGCTGACTCAGGCTATTGATAAGAGGCAGCGGCTATCTGAATGGGATTACCAGACACTATCCTGTATCGAATTACAACCAGCAGAACTTACAGATTGTCCTAACTGCGTCCCTACTGGTTGTAGCGTCTATAAAAGTTTGCAGCCTTTTCCTGCAATAATCGCAAGTTCTATGCGAGATGTAGTCAAGTCTGTAACATCTGTAGACGGTTATACGCTGTTTGATCCGACTGAATGGAGTCATTTCAGAGTGAAGTCGTTCGAAAAGTACACTTCAAAAAGCAGAGAATATTTTTTTCACAATGAGTATTTGTGGGTACTTGATGATAAGGTGTCAACAGGACTGAATAAGAGGATCACAGTAGTAGCCGCTTTCAATGATCCTGTACAAGCATGGTTGTACCCTCAATGTGATGAGGATTGTGTTGATATATTTGAAAAATCCTATCCTTTGAACGGTAAATTTTTGGACGCTGCTATCACGCTTACGATAGAGCAACTGAAGCGAATGTTTGTTGCGGTACAGGAAGACAGAACACTCGACTTAAAAGAGAACTGATGAGTTATATGGTGAACATGGATACAGCTTACAAAGAAACTTACAAAGGTAAGTTGAGTAAACAGACCTATAAGAAGATAATAAAGTACTTTGTAGACGCTTTCATAGAGTATGTATATGCTGGCCATGAGGTACTCTTACCGAGTAGTCTTGGGTCTGTTTACATAAAAGGCAGAAAGTACAAAGTGCGTAAATTTGAAAATGGTAGATATAACATACCTATAGATTGGGAAGAGACTTACGCACTGTGGGAAAACTGTCCGGAATGCGCAGAAAGAGGAGAAAAGATATACCAGACAAACGATCATAGTGATGGTGTGGTTTACAGGATAGTGTTCTCGAACAATCAGTCTAAGTACAGATTCCGTAAAATCTACAGACTTGTACCTGTCAGAACGTTCAAAAGAGGACTCGCTCAAATGATTAAAAAAGGTCAAAAATTTTATGTCAGCAGATGAGACATCTAAGATACTCCAGTGCAAAAAAGATCATAGCCAAGCTTAACAGAAACTATCCTGATCTTGAGTGGTCTGATAACGACATCATAGAATGGGTAGGTGAGGCGTTAGGTCTTATAGGAGCTATAGGTCTTTACGAAGAAGCTGTAGCTTTTATCGAAGTGAAAAACCATCAATGTGGCCTTCCCTGCGGTATTCATCAGATCATTCAGATTGCCAGAAATATGCAGTATACAGAAGAGGACACTGTGAATACAGGCACTCTACCAGGTACTGTAGTAGTAGAAGAGGCGGAAGAGGAGAAGTACCCTGTGCCGATAGACTGCTATGGTAAACCTATAACAGGGGTAGAACTTGCATACTATCGTCCTTATTTTGATCTGAAATACGAATACGAAGCTTGGATGAACAGTAACGCGTACACTCAATCTTATGTACCTGTCAGGTTAACAGAAAATTCGTTTTTTGGTAGCTTAGTTTGTAACGACGTAGAAGAAAAACCCTATCAGAATAGTTGCGAATATGAATATTCTATAGTACCCAGTGCTGGAATACTCAGATTTTCGTTTGAGTCTGGTCAGATAGCAATGGCTTACAGACGACAACCTACTGACGACGAAGGTTATCCAATGATACCAGATCACGAGTCATACGAAGCTGCTATGCAAGCTTATGCGATTTTCCGAAAAATGTCACAGCGATTTTATTCCAGCAGGGAGGGTTCTGTATCTCAGCTTCAAAAATCTGAACAGGACTGGCAGTGGTATTGCGGACAAGCTGCTGCCGTTACTATGATGCCTAGTGGAGTTGACGAGAACCAGAACCTCATGGACATCAAACAACAGTTTCTACCAAGACAGCATCGATACTACGGATTTTTTGGCAAGCTAGCGCAGACAGAAGTGCGTACGTACAACGATCCGAACAGATTTAATTCTTTAAGAGGTTATTACCATGTATCCTAAGTTCCTGCATTTAGACAGTCATCCTATTGAACAGCCTGAAAATTCTTACCGTTATGCACTAAATGCAATGACCCAAAACGGTAAGTTTGTTAATGAGTATGGTAATGCGTTATGTGCGGAACTACCTACCGGATATAGCATAATAGGTCATACGTATGCTACAGATAGTACTATTCTGTTACTTGCTTCTGCAAATAATTCTGCAATAGCCAGGTTATCCAACTGCCAGTTAACTGTGCTATTGGAGGAACCTTCACTGAATTTTTCTCTTCTTCACCAAATGAAGAAAGTAATCTTCAGGATACGCAGAGGCTGTGAAGAAGTAATCTACTTCACTGATGACTACAACCCGCCAAGAACTATAAACCTCTCAAAGCTGGAGGATTATTATGATTCCGGAGTATTCAATCCAGATAAGATAAAGCTCATCGACGATGTAACTATACCGGAAATCTCTGCTTCTGTCAACGATTATGGAGGTTCTCTTCGCTTAGGAACGTACAACTTTGCTATACGCTATCTGGATGAAGACCTAAACCCAACACACTGGATAGATTCTACACCTACTGTTGCTATCTATGACGAATCTGTGTTTGCTACTTATGTAGGTATAGATGGTGGTATAGATATACAAACTGATCCTACTAATGGATTACCAGCAACATCGAAGTCTATAACTTTGGAAATAGGCAATCTTGACAGTTCTTTTGTTTACTATCAGATTGCTGTAATAGCCGCAAATTCGAATACAGGAGAGCCGTCTTCTTATCTGGTGAGTCCTGAAATTCCTATAAGTCAAAGCATATATGTCGTAGACGGAGGAACGAACGGATTTACTGAAACTACTGCGGAAGAGCTTGCTATACCCAAACAGGATATACAACAGGTAAGAACGATGGAGATAGCTGAGAATCGTTTGATGCTTGCAAACTACAAAGGTACTAAAGTGGACTTTGCGGCTTTGCAAAGAGCGGCTTCTCAGGTTTTTACCACCTATGAAATTGAAGAAGTTCCTTCCAAAGATGCTCTAATCAAAGGCAACCCGAAAAATCCAAATACGCTCTATGAGAAGATGAGCGAAATGGGTGATGAGGTTAAAGCTTACGGAGTAGTTTATGTGTTTGATAATGGATATGAGACTCCTGCTTTTCATATACCAGGAAGACCCGCAAACGTAAATCCTGAAACCTGTCAACTTATTACAGGAGGTAATGGATTTATTCCAGGTCCATCTATTCCAACACAGTGGGACACTTCACCTATAAACGAATGGAGTGAAGACTTACGCCATGTCGTAAATGATCCTGATGATTACACAGCAGGAGATTTAAAAAGATGGCAAGTCTATAATACAGCAAACAGGATAACACCTACTACTGGTGTAATGGGGTATCACGAATTGGAAAACAGCACTTATCCTGATATACGTGATTGCAATGGAAATAGTATCTGGGGAGTCGATGTATGCGGGAATGAACTGACAGGGAAAAAAATAAGGCATCACCGTATGCCGGATAGAAGACTGCAAAAACAATATGATTATGACGATGATGTAATTCGTCTTATTGGTGTGCGCTTCCATAATATCGCGTATCCTGATCCCAGAATAGTTGGTCATTATATTGTAACTGCTGAAAGGACAGAAGAAAATAAAACAGTATTGGACAAAGGCGTATCTTTTAGGTACGAAGGATGTAGCGATTTGGTAGCCTTCTCTTACATGAGAGAAATACCAAACGATAATCCATTTCAATTTATCGCTACACCAAGATTCCTTTATCAGAACGAAATGCTCTCCGGATACTTGAAAGTGGAAGGAGACATGCGAATACAAACGACCAACTCAGCTACGGACATAAAAGAACTTACCGGAGCTAGCCAGGATGATATTTATTTCGGATATAGAGAAATCAGATGTACCAGCGTAGCTGTTCAACAGGATCAGTTAAACTATGCGGTACGTGGAAACATCAAACTTGGTGCAGTCTCTAAAGATACAGTAGAAGGTGTAGAGTTGGCGAATATGTCTATGACAAATAACATAAACGCCTATCACACATACGAACTTCTACCTCAACATGCTTATACTTCTATAAAGACGTACAAAGACGTCTATAGCAATCTGTTCAATCTGAAGTATTACAAGATACACGCTGGCATGTTGGATAACCAGTCATCTAACCTGATATTCGGTGGTGATGCCTTTATCTCAGAGTTCCGTTTGATGGATACCAAGATAAGAGACATCCAAGAAAGTTCCTGGGCTAATGTAGCTGGAATAGCTGCCATAGTAGGAGCTTTGGTCATTACAGCGGTCACACTAGGTGTAGCTGCTCCGGCAGCGGGTGTAGCAATTGCAGTAGCCTTGACTGCCACAGCAGCGGCTTATGTAGGTATTACAGCAAGTGCAGTATCTATACACACCAAACTTATCAAAGATGGTATCTACGAAGAATGCCTTTCTGATCAAGACCTTGATGGTGCTGTACAGGATCAGTTTGGTTTTCTTGATTCTCTGGATAAAAAGGTTATCCTCTTTACAGAAGAGTTTAGAAATCTGTGGGTTGAATCTGAAATCAATGTGGCGTTGCGTTATGCGTCAAATCAAGAGTGTGGTACTTATTATCAGACTGGAGACGTCTTCAACTTTATAAAAGATAAGACGACCTACTATAATACAGAAGAAAAAGAATTCCAAGTAAAGCCTGTATTGTGTCCTGAGATTTATCTTTACAACAAGGACTATTCGAGATACAATCGACAGAAGTCTTTTTTCTCCCTGCCAGTTGCTTTTGACTACTGCACGGAATGTCTGGAAGAGTTTCCTAATCGAATAACTTGGTCACAGACATCCCTCAATGAACAACAAGCAGACGCACTGAAAATCTTTCTGGCAAATGATGTACAAGATTTTCCTGGACGTTACGGAGAAATAACAAATATCATACGAAAAGGAGAAAAAGTTTACGTCACTACTACAGACATGCTCTTCTACGTACCTCAAAATCTACAAGAGCGTATAAACAGTGATCTTGTTACGTATATCGGTACTGGAGATTTTCTTGCTATTCCTCCAAGAGAAGTGGTAGACAGTGAACTTGGTGCTGTGGGATGTGTGGATAGTACTAGTACGATAAGCACTCCTTATGGAACTGTTATACTGGATAGCAGAGACGGAGTAGTTTACGTCCTGAGCGACAAACTGAAAGCTATATCGTTAAATGGACTTGACGATTTTTTTAGAGACAATTTAAGACTACAGTCTACTCAAACACCTAATCCTGCACACCCGCATGGTGTAGGCTACATTACTTACTACGACGCTGAGGAAGACAGGTTGATTATCACTAAGAAAGATTTCACTCCAAAGAAACTATCTAGTAGAAGTTTTTTGGTTTATAACGAACAGACCGGATACTGGTTTTTAAATACTGGAAGCACATTAGAGTACGTGGATGTCAATGACAGGAGATATTTCGACAACTATAGCTGGACTATAAGCTATGATATGCTTTCAGATAAGTGGATAAGCTTTCACAGCTATTTACCGAATTATGCGTTCTACAACAAACGCACGTTCTTCACATCAAATGGTGACTCTGTTTGGATACACAATAATAAAGAACTCTTCAATTCATACTATGGAAATAACTATCCGCACGTACTTGAAGTAGTAGATAGGGTAGACGAGACGGTTAAATTTCAGTACATTGAGCTGCATACAGAAGCAATAAAGGATAGTGTGGAGCAGCGATTTATTACATTTGACCAATTGTGGGGCTATACAAATAGACAATCTACCGGCCTTCAGTCTTTACGACCACTGTCAGTTGATTTTGATTATGTGTCGGATTATGCAAAAGACGAGTACGGCATCATAAAAATAGACAAAAGAGAAAGAACCTGGCATATACCAGAACTTTACGATTACGTAACAGATACAGATGTACCAGTAGCTACTGGTGCTATCGTACCCTACAAAGAACCTAATGCAGATGCTGTAGATTTCTCTAAAGACTGGTCACAGCTTGAGAACTTCAGAGATAAGTATCTGTCAATCAGATTCATTTTAAACTTGAACAATGTTCAACTTTTAACTAACTTTGTTAAAGTAGACAAAATAAAATCGGAGTGATGAAAAAGAAAAGACTTGAAAAATATCTAAGTGGTGGTGAAGCTGCTGCATCAGGTACTGCACCAGTTACAGACTACGGTGTAGGTACTTTGGTATCAATGGCTACTACTGCCGTAGCTGATATGATCGAGACGCTTAAAACAGATGTCACTCCGTATCATCTTCAGCAGAATCCTTATGCCACAGGAGGAATGGTTGAGGTGGAAGGAAAAGAAATGTTTGAAACGCCTCAAGGAGGTGTTGGTGAATTTAAAGGACCGTCTCACGAAAACGGAGGAATTGATGTTGCTTTGAAAGACGGTACGAAGATTTACTCTAAGCGGGTAAAAGGACCAGACGGCAAAACAATGGCTGAAAGAAAAAAGAGAAGAGAGAACTATCTGAATAACGTCACCAAAAAGTTCGTCGCTACTCCTACTGACAGAATAGCAAGAAACACACTTGAAAGAGCAGGTGTGACTACTGCTATGGAAGATATGCACGATGTGGCAGTTATGGAGGCTATGCGAGCCACAGATGCAATGACTCAGAAGTTTGCTGATGGTGGAATCGTAGAGGTTAAAAAGGGAGACACGCTTTGGGGTATAGGTAAAGCACAAGGCGTCTCTTGGGAAGAGATCGCAAAGGCAAATAATATTAGCGATCCTAGAAGTTTGCAGGTAGGGACCAAACTAAGAATACCAGGAAAACAAACAGAGCCTACTTACTCTGGTGGTAATCTTCCTGAAGCTACCGTTACAGCTAAACGCAATAAACCTGCTAAATCCCCTTCTTTTTCCCCTGTCAGTAGACCTAGCCTTTCTCCGGCTAAAGGGATCACGAAAGGAAATCAAACAAAGTTAATCCGGCCTACTGTGGCAGGTTCTTACAGAAGCGGAGACGTAAGTCCTGACCAACTTACGCAATTCAGATCGGATCATCCGGAAGTCAATACAATTGTATTGCTTAGAGGACAAAACGAAGGAGTTTCCAAAAAGCAATTGGAGAACCTTGGTTTTAAAGTGAAGTATCTTCCTATTGGTAATCTGTCCGGAAAAGGAGAGAAAGCGAATTTCAGAAAAGCCGTAGATGCGGTAAAGCAAGGTAATGCTATCGTGATGTGCAAGCACGGATATGATAGAACTGGTGCTGTATGTGCGCAAGCTGCTCTGGAAACTGGATATAATATGGATGATGTGATCGAACATAACTTCTGGAAAGAAGGGAAGAACATCTATCCGAATGTAAGCGGCAAGGGAAAGAACTACGCTCCATACATGGAAATACTTGAGACTCCTGAAACATCTTACAGAAACAAACAGTTGAAACCTGTTCGTACGGCACTTCGCAGATACGCACAAGGAGGTATAACTGAGAACGAAGTGATGGAGGAAATCTACAAGTGTGGAGGAATAAAGAAAATGCAAACAGGTGGTATTGCAAATGGTGGCGATCCTACGAATCCTGTAGACTATGAAGAACGTTTGCGTATGTTTCGTCAGATGCGCGACAATCCTAGTGGATTTGATCCGCGTACTCCAATAATGCCACAAGAAGACATCTATGACTACGGTCCTTCTGGTATACCTGCTACGATACCTCAAATGCCTTTAGTCAACTCTGAAACAGGTACAGGTCCGTACACTATAAAGCAACCACAAATCGCTACCTCTTCCGGGATGGAAATTCTGCCTCCTGAAGACATAGCTGGTCTCTCTGACCAGATTCCTTCTATTCCGGTAGTAGGTGAAGACTTCATGAAAAACTTGGTTCCTGAGCCTTCTGGAATCACTCCTGAAGAAGCTGTAGGTGATGTGAATGAGGGCATGACTGTAAACCCGGACGATATTGGATTCGCAGGTACTGCAATCAGTGCAGTCGGACCTATGGCTATGACTTTAGGTAATCGTCTTGGCGATGAACCTACTCCGAATTTTATGGAAGGTTTTGGTTCTGACGCATTGGCTACTTACGAAAAGAGTTTGCAGGCTTTGAAGCAGGCTGAAGAAGAAGCGAAGAGAGGAAACACCAGAATAGCAAATCGTCTTCGCAGACAGGCGGCAAACAATCTTCGTGGAGTTGGACAGCAAATGTCCAATTACATGGGTATTGCTGCACAGGAAGGTACTCAAGCTGGTCAGATTGGTTCTCAGTTCGCGCAAGTGATGGCTGAACAGTTAAGAGGACTGGCAGGTACTGAACTGCAAGTAGATGCGCAGAGAAGAGCTGGAAGGGAAAGAGCCTTCACTGCTAATCAGCAGGATCGTGATAACTTCTACACGCAACTCAATGCTGATCTGGTTAATCTAGGTACTGGCGTACAGAAGACTGCTGCTGATCTGAATACTCAGCAACTGAATGAAGACTTCCTTTCTCTTCTGCCTGAACTGTCTACGTATGGTATAGGTATCCGAAGAAAGAAAACAGGAGGTTACGAACTCTATAACACAAACATCAAAGAAGAATAATGGCACGAAATTATAGAACAAGTCCAGGTCAGTACCTGGACTTTACTTATAAAGTACCTCAAGAGCAATTACTTGGGGTAATCGAGTCTCTGGATCAAAAGATAGCAGCTACTGAGGCTGGTGCTTATACTCTTAGTGAGTATCTTCAAGGTGAAGTAATACAAGAAGACCAGCCCGCTTTTCAGGAGAAGTTAAGAAAATACCAGTCAGAGATAGATGAGATTACTTCAGGCATACAACAAGACCCATTACAGTACAGAAAGTACATGCCTAAAGTAACAAATCTAGGTAGAACGATACAAAGAGACTGGTTGACTGGAGAGGCGTCTGCTATGTTTAAGCGTAAAGGGGTGTATGATGAAATGGTTAAACAGTATAAGGAAACCTACAAGGATAATCCTATACTTGCAAACTACGCCGTATCGAACATAAAAGTCGATCCTCTTAATTATAATCCTTCGACAGGCACTTATGGTCAAATATCCGGAGCAAACATGGTAAAGCATGTGGACGCTAAGGAAATCACGAACATGGTCAACCAGATAGTAGATAACATAAAAGATACTGATCTTGAAGTCTACGGTCTTACAAGACAAGACCTTAGCAGATGGGAATCTGCTTGGCAATCTGGTAAGGTTACAGGAAGGGAGTTTGAAGACATTACAAATATGATCATGTCTCAAATTCCTGGCGATGTGTTTATGTCTGCGCAACAGTGGTCGAATGCAGTAGCGCAAGCTACTGGTACTGAACCTGTTGATGAGTATCAGGTATGGATTGAAGATGAGGAAGGTAACAGAATACCTAATCTGAATACTCAAATTGGTAGTATTGTATTTGGCGCATCTGCCGCAAGGACAAAATCGGAATTCAAGGTAACGTCTAGTATGAAATCCAGAGACTACGATGCTATAGCTGCTACTAATCTGGCTTACAAAAAGAAATACAAAAACTGGAATCAGAAGTCTCCCGGTATTTACGGCAAGTTCACAGCAGGTGAACAAGTTGACGCCTTCCCTACGTACAAAGAAACCTCCAAGAATCTCTACGATAGCAGGTCTGCTTTGGATGTAGCTAAACAGCAATTAAGTCAACTTGAACCAGGTACTGCTGAGTACAAAGACGTAAACGCAAGAATCTCAAGTCTTGAATCGGATATCGAGAACTATGAAAGCATCATAACTGCTTTTGATAAACAAATGGCCGATAGCCCCGCTGCTAATTTTAGCTGGGGAAGAATGTACGCAGACTATCAAAAAGACGCATACGAGTATGGTCTTGATCCGATAGGAATGGAAGACTTTAAGAAGCTTGTAAGAGAAGGGTTGAATCCAGCTAAAGAAAAGAATAAGAATAATTGGTTGATGCGTCAGCTAGATAAAATGGGCATCACAAATGATGACACTGCTAACATGTCAAACCACTATGGTATTATTGACAAGTACAACGGAAAGTATAAGAAAGCAGTAAATAGGTTTGGTAAGTCTGAAGAGATTGTACATCTTACCGGAACTGCTCCATACTTTACTGGATTTGATTCTGGACCTTACAAGTCAACTGTAGGTGCTTACGAATCTACGCTGACGAAACAACTTTCAAACATCTACGCTGATTATAAGACGGTGCAGGGTAAACCTCTCATCGGAGTTAATGGTAAAGGAGGTATCCTAAATGATGACAAATACGCTACTCGTGATCCGTCTAAAGATATAAGTAGCCCAGGTCTTGAGTATTTTGAAGGGAAGCCTGTATTCTTGCTTAGCATCTTTGACGAAGACGGTAAAGTATTAGGTAGAGAGAAGGTTACAGCAATTACCGATATAGGAAATGAGACGCAGCTACTGAATGATCTTGGAGAAAAAATGTGGCAGTCTTATGAGTACGGTTCTGCTGAATGGCAGGACGGTGTAAAGATGGCTGCGTACGCTAATTACATGGAACCTCTTCATCTTTCAGGTATTGCACATTCCGAAGAAGCTGTGATGCAGCTAGGCGAGGTTACGATAAGCATGAAAAGACATCCTGTAACGAATACGATCACTGCCACACTTACTGACCCTGATGGGAATTCAGAGCAATTAAAGGCTAAAGACCAGGAAGCACTGGCAGTGGAAATATACAAAATAGCTAACCAGCAACGTCTGCAACAATCAGCTAATAATGTAGCACCGCCTCTCTTACAATCCTATTCGGAAGGGGAAACTGAGTACAACTTTACAAACACTGAAGATGAGTAACGGAAATAGCGATCCTAGAGATAAAAAATTCAATCCCAGCTACTTTCATTCGAACCCCAGTCCAATTCCCGGTACTCCTGGTAAAGGAACAGTAACTGAGGGAGGTTGGAAAGCAACTCAAAAATACTACGGTCTTACACCAGCCCTGTTATCTGACAGGGCTACTTCTTTAGATGCCGCACAGCACTGGACCAGAAAGTTCTGGAATGGCGTCTCTCAGGTAAGAGGTGGTATTGTTCCTGAAGTAGTCGCGCAAGCCGCATCTATAGCTGATCTGAAAAGCTGGAAAGGGGGAGATCAGGGATGGTTTGCAGGTGATGTCAGACGGTGGGCAAATCGTCAGATTGCAGGAAGACAGCAAAAGAATCCAATCTACTACAGAGATAATGATCCTCTTATTGATCATGCTTTGAGCGATACGGGATTCTGGATTCAGAACGGAGCCGACCTGACTCGTTCAGTCTTTGCTTTTCTTGCAACTGGCTATGGCGTATCGAAGGTAACACAATTACCAAAAGCAATGAAGGTGCTGCGTTCTGGTAACGCCGTCTCGCGTTTTATGAAGGGTACTACTGCTGGTAAACAGCTAGGACTGGCTACAGAATCTGCAATCAACTCTTACGCGCTTACTCATGCTGAAGGATTTGGAATTGCTGTAGATGTCTACGATCAGTCTTACCATAAATTCCTTACCGAAAATCCTGGTGATGTAGAAGGGGCGAAGACGTATGCTGCTCAACGTGCAGCTTCTTCGTATAACATGAACAGGGTAAATTTCTTGCTTAACCTTACGTCTGCTTACAGGTTTGTTAAGCCTGGAGCATTTCTTAGTGGCACAAGAAAGATAGTACCTAAGCCTACGATGTTACGTACACTTAGAAGTACAGGTGCTGAAGGGTTGCAGGAGTATTTTGAAGAAACAATTAACCACGTAGCCACTAACAGAGGTCTTCAAGAAGGCTACACTGTAGCTGACGGTATACGCGATGCTGTATCTGCTGAAGGTATTTCTTCCGGTGTTCTTGGTTTTATTGGTGGTGTGGCTCAGACATCAGGTACTGTAGGAATAAAGAACTTTGGAGAGAAGGTATCTAATTATAGAAAAGGAGAAGGATTTGTAACGGACAGAAAGCTGCTTTACGACAGACAGCAGAAAGTCCTTGAAGAACTTTCAGAGATTACCGCAGGAGGCAACATCAAAGCACTTACTTCTTTCTATCAGTCTGCTGGAGAGATAGCAAACCTTACCCGGCAAGCACAAGATGCTTATGAGAGAGGGGATGAGGCTGCTTATGAAGCTATAACTAAAAAGCTTGTTACAGAACAGGCTTTTAAATCCTTTGAAGAAGGTACTACTGAAAAGCTGTTGTCTATATATAATGAAATAGGCAGTCTCTCTGATGACAAACTGATCAGCGAAGGATTCGAACAGGACGAATTAGATACAGTAAGGGAAAGGGCTGCTGAAGCTGTAGACATGATCACAAAGCTTGAAAAAGCTTATGATAAGTCTGCACTCTTTAACAATAAGAAAGATGTATATGTCAATCGCGCTAATCGTGTGATGCTTGATTCATACATCGATAAAATCAATACGGCACAGAACGAACTTATCGACGAAGCAAGGACTGCTATCAATGAAGCTGAACAAGCTGGTACGCTCTCAACCAAACTTTCTGAAGACGTTAGTCTTCGCTACCATCTTGATAATCTGGTAGGAGATTCTGGATATGCAGAAGGTACTCCAGAAGCTAAAGCTTATGATGAGTTTATAAACAAAGCATCTGCTATTCCTGAAGTAGCGCAACTAATGGCTCTACAGCAACAAAAGGCAGTTTTACAGGATGTCATTAACGCGAATACTAAAGAATACCACTCTCTTACTTCTTCTGAAGTTCAGGAGACTTTAGGTAAGCAGATGGACTTGTATACCAGTCTTGACAAGCTGCGTACAGAAAGAGACGATTCTGTTTATGCTAACAAGGTTGCAAAACTTAAAGCTAAGTATGATGGTATTCTTGACAAGAGTGTAATTGATAGTATCGTAGACACTACAGAGAACGCTAGGAAAGAAGCTATCAAGAAAACAAAGGCTACTCTGATTGACACGCTGCGCGATAAAATGAGGAAGCTCACAAAACGTAACGTAGCCAGAAAAGAACAGCAAGAACAGCAAAAAAGAGAAGAAACGGAAACACCTGTTCCTACTCCGGCTCCTACTCCTACAGCTGAAGCACCTGCTGCCCCACCAGCAGAACCTGCCACACCTACAGAATCTGAAGTAAGCGAAGAACAACTACGTCAGGAATATGAAGCTACGGTAGCCGCTCAGATGGATTCTACGGAAGACCCTATAGCATCACAAAGCGAAGCTGTTTCAAGCGAACAGGAAAATCTGGATAACGCCTCTTCTGAAGAAGCTGAGGCATGGGGCAATTTCATGGATTCCATGAACCAGCAGAGTGATGTGGTCATCGTTAACAACGATGATCTATTTGCCCCTGTCAGTACAGACTTCACTACCCAAAACCTTACGTTTTTTTCCAAGGCTATTGACGCTGTAGCAAACAGGATAGGAAGAGAACCGACATTTGAGGAGGTTGCCAGATCGTTTATTGATAGCGTAGGTATGCAACCTTTTCAGCGTTATGCTATAACGCTGGCGTTGCTTTACAAACATCGTTCTCCTGAGTCTACAGAAAGTTTGTCTCGACTTGAAGAGATTATAAATACTATAAACTCTCAAGCTCTTCCTCCTACCTATGAAGAGATTAAGGAAACTACTGAAGACGAAGAGAAGGAAGAGAAGAAAATAGTTACTCTTGATCAGGTTCTTGAGTATGACGAAGACGGTAACATCAGAATAGTTAATGATGCTATAGAAATAGCATTTAACAAAGTAGCTTACCTTTCTGCCGAATACGATAAGATTGTTATCGAATCTGAAAACATACAGGAAGTAGAAAGACAGACTATACAGAATGAAGGAAATCCAATAGAAGTAAACAGGAATAACCCTGGTGCATTGCAATTTCTTCTAAACCCTGTGGGTTGGAAGAAAAATGTAATACTCAGAAAAGTAGCTGATCCTTCTGAGATACCTGTAACAGTAGATCATCAAGCAGATACTATTGAGAAAGTACCGTTCAAAGAATTAAACCTGCAACCCGGTACTTATGAGTATGTAGCAAGAGTACCAATAGAAATTGTAGATGCTGATACAGGTGTGGTCTATGGTTACTTACATGAAGTAAATTGGGTAGATACGCACAACATAGCAGAGTCACAACATGAAACAATAAGTAAGCAAAGAGAGTCCTTGCTGAATGCAAGAGCTGCAATCCTTGCGCAAGAAGAAGGATTGCAGACTACAATAGAAAAGACCTCTATTGGTAAATCCGGTAGACTGACTAAAGCAGTTCCGCTGAATGTAGCAAATCCTGATCCGAACACTAAAGTTGTGGCAATTTCTGCTCAGGGAGAATTGGCTGAGACTTCCACTTCAGTTATTCCCACTGACAGTGTACTTGGCGGTAAGGAGTATGTCGATTCGATTGCTTCGGACAGTGTAGGTAAGATGTTCGAATTACGTCCTATACCTGCAAATGAAGGAGAACCTAAATATATCATGCTTCCTGTGAAGTATGGTAAAGTCAGTGAGGAAGCTGCTCTATCTATAGCAAAAGCTGTAGAAGCGTACATTATGCCAGGTACGGATGAGAATGCGAGAATAATTCAGGATATACAAAACGCTACCAGAATAGATATTTCTTCTGCTGAAGGTATTGAAAAGTATATTTCGCTATTCGTAAATACGCAAAAAGGTATTGCGAGAGGTGGTGATTACAGACAAGTCTTTGTATCTGCATTAGCACAAGCAGAGCAGCACGGTACGCACATAGAAGATACTTCAGGAAGATCAAGTGTAATTCCTGCATCTATGTCTTTTATAGGTGTTCAACACGGTTCTGTTGTATTTGGACAGGTGAACAGACTTACTCCGGATGGAAAAGACTTCTATCATATCCACCCAAATGCTATGCAGAACGCTACTGAAGAAGACATCCAAAACTTGAGATCGAATCTTCAGTTTCTAGCACAGTCTCTACTAGAAAAAAGCTACAACTATCAACTGTCTCATGCTACTACAAATCCTGTAGTGCCTATCATAAAAGAAGACGGCACAATAACTGCTGATCAGAACTATGTCGATCATGTAAAATCTCGCACACTCACCAACATTCCTTCTTTCTCTGTACCGACATCAGAAGGTACTAAGTATGTTACGTACATACAGCCTGTAGTACGTATCGGTACTCCTGAAGTTGGTATAATCCAGGAAGAAGATTCTGAAGAAACTACTGCACCTGTAACAGAGGTAGCTCCTGAAGTAGGAACAACCACTGAAGAAGAAGCCGCTACAGAGACACCAGAAGAAGAAAAAAGTGCAGAAGATATCTTGAATGAACTTGATAATGAGTATGGATACGAAGACATGGAAGATGCAGGAGACGATATGCTATTTTCCAGAGAAATGTCTGAAGAGGAAGAAGATGCTATCCGACAAAGACTTGCAGAAAGTAGAGTAGGTAAGCTTACAAATACACAACAAGCTCACATCACTGCTTATCTTTTCAATGTAATGTCTGAAGCCATTCAGTCCGCAAGAAGCACTGACAGGGGAGAAAAATGGGGAGCGCGTGTAGGAGTTGTGCCGTTTGATCTGATACTCAAAGAGATCAACAAAACCTTTGAATCTGCTATCCTGAACAGATTGGATAGTGCAAGGATTCAATACAATCTGGCAAGAAAGAAATTGGATGCCGGGGATACTAGTTATCAAAAAGTAGTCTCCAGACTACTACCTATTATCGAATCTCTGGAAACTGTGTCCTCACCTGAGAACAAAGCAAAACTTATTGCTAGTGCGATAGACATGCTTGGTAAGCACATGGGCGTAAAACTCAAGTACAATAAAGAAGAAGGTTCGATAGAAGAGTACGTACTTGGTAGAGATAACATGCTGCGTAAAGCAGAAGAAGGAGAAGTAGGAGAAATTCAAAACATACAAGAGGAGCAGCCTCTGGAAGATAGCGAAGAGAACACAGAAGATTTTAGCGAAGAGGAACAGATCAACGAACGAAGCTACTCCAAGTCGTCTCTTGAAATGGATCAGAAGGCTACAATCACTTCCAGATTCAGAAGATTTCTTTCAGGTGTCAGAGCTTTGAATGAATATGGAGAACCTATAAAAGGTTTTCTCGGCCTACCTGTCTATGTTCCTTTTGACGTGGCGTACAATACGGTATCTGCTGTAATCGCCAAGTCTAATTCCCCTGTCAGTCTGGATGCAATGATTGGCATTTTGGAGGAGCAAAGTAAAGCAATTCCCTGGCTGAAGTCACTGGCTACCAGACTTAAATCAGAAGCAGTAGACCAGCAGATAAAAAATGAGTTCGTGGTAACAATGGCGAAACATGCAATGGACATGAAATTCGTCATGTACTCCCGTACCAAAAAAGGTATGGTGTTGCGTGTCTATGATTCGAACGCAAGTGCTACGGAACGTCTGATCTACAATACCTGGGTAAATGATTTCATACTCTCCGATCTGGTATACACTGATCAGAATGGTGAATATCTTATAGATAAAGATCAGGCTAAAGCAGCATTAGCTGTGTTTGAGTCTATGACTTTTGGGTTGAAAGTACCAAAGAACCTGTCTACTGCATTTAGTAAGCAGTTTTATAGGGTCATCTCTGAACAGAATGAGGTAGGGAATAACATTATTTATGTATCTCCAAGTGACCTACCTGCATCTTCTTTAGCGGCTCTTAACAAGAAACTACAAGAAAATAAGAATGCAGGACTTGTACTAAACGGTGAACAGTATGCTATATATCGTTCAGCGATAGGAGATCGTGAGCTTTATGTTCTTGAGAAGTTCGATAGAAGAGGTCCACAAGCTCCTGAGATTTATGAGTTTCTATCCTTTTTTAACATCAATCTTTCTCCGAGAGCTATAAACGGTCTGATAAATGGAGAGTTTAAACATAGAGGTAGAACAGTAGGACTCACTACAAGAATAACACCTGCTGAAAATACGAATAATGTACTTGCGGCATTAGCACACTACTTGCAAAAAGTAATTTCGTCTGATAAGGATTACAATGTAACGCAGGATAATCCTTTGGATCAGAGCCTTATAATGTCTCTGGCAAGACTGGAAGCAGTCTACACAAACAGACTAATGCCTAATTCAGTGCGTACGGGTGATAAGACAATCTACCCTTACACGCAAAGTAAGTACGCTACTGACCGGGTAACTGATTTAGTAACTGGCAGGGGTAATGTACTGCAACAGCTTCTGAATACTCCATTCTCCTCTAATTCAGAATGGCTTAGAATGCTTTCCAGTGATGAGGAATTTGAAGGTGTCCCCATAAGTGAAATTATGAGGGATGTCTTTGCATTAGCTCATCTGGATATAAACGCACTAAAGGAACATGGTAAGCGTAACTATCGTAATGCTGAGATAGATAGTCTCCCTGATGCCGATCACGAAATGGTGAAACTTGGATTTCATCAAGACACTAAACAAGGTAAGGATGTGATCTATAAAGGAAAGACTTACCGGGTAGCTGGTTTCTTCCTGCCTACAATGTCTGATAAAGGTAGTATGCTTGTAACCAGAACACTCGTCAGGAAGGTAGACTCTTCTGATTTCCTGTCGGCTGAAGATGGTTCACCCATTATATCTCCTGATTTGGTACAGTACCTATTCGACCAGTCAGTTCTACCGGAATTGAAAAGGATAGTACACTTCTTTAGAGAGGTGGGCAGTACTGATATCAAAGGATATGATCTTGGTGCTAGAATGTTCAATTTCTTTCCCATTTTGAACGCACTGAAGATTCCTTTCGATGCTGACGGAAACAAGATAAACATCCTTACGTTCCTTGAAAATGCTGCAAAGGAAGGCTTGAATACAGAGGCAATACTTCAGCAGTACCCTAATCTCGAAGAGGCTATTATCGAGACTTTGGGTAAGGTGATTACTGAAAAGGCAGAGAACAAAGTCAAGAAATGGAAAAGTCTTGGTGTGCTAGTACCGGATAAAGACGGTAATACGACACTGCCTTACTTCGATAGTTCCTACATGTCAAGATTTGGCCAACAGCCAGCAGATAATCTGGCTTTTATGATAGCCACTGATTTTGTATTGGGTAATATGATTGCCAATGCGAACAGTTTCATGACGGTAATAGGTGATCCTGCATTATTCGCAAAAACAGATTCTTACGGATTTGACTTCTCCAGCAAAGTTGTCGATGCTGCAAGCAGAGAATTACTGACTCCTGAAGACTTTAATCATGCTGTTTCGAACACTTTCACTAACGTAGGTAAGCGACTAGCTTCTCTTATTGCCCCTGGTAACAAGTTGGCTAATAGCGAGAATGAAACGTATCGCCAACTGTTTTTGAAGGATCGTAAATCCTTCTCAAGAGAAATTGAGTATCTGGCTAAGGTGATAGACGGTAAGACTTTCGATAAAGCTGCGTACGATCAGATGGATTCGCAGAGG